CTGTGCTCTATTTCTAGCCGCTTGAGCCCTATTCTCCGTGTTAACTAAAGCAAGTACTTCGTTGCCTTTGCCTTTGGCCCTCTCACCGAACGACCCTGCGCCCTTAGAGACAGCAAGCCTAATCTGGTTTTCGTCAATTCCTGGGAACTTGTCTTTTATTTTCTTAACCAAGAACTCGTAGTTTCCTGTAGAAAACTGACCAGCCTCATCGCCAGTCATGTTCATAAGGCCTTCTGTGATGACCTTACGCATGTCTCCAGCTTGATTTATATTCAACCCAAACTCAGTAACCATGTTTGGCACAAAGCTAGACGCGATCATGCCTTCAGCTTCAGCTACTTGTCCAGCTTCGGACATGGCAGCCAAGCCTGGAGTTCTGAACATCACGGCTTGATTGGCGTTTCTTTGAGACGTCATAGTGAAGAAATCGGCAGCTCTTATGCCGTTCCTGTTCAACATAGCGCCGATCTCTTCTGGGCGCATGTGCTTGGCTGTGCCAGCTTTTACTTGCTCGATGTAATCAGCTACTTCTTTATGCTTATTGGGGTCTATTACGCCTGCTTCTGACATTCTTATCAAAGCAGCATAAGAGTTTGCAAAAGGACTGTTCAGCCCAGCAGCCTGAGCTTCTCGGCTAAAAGCCAAGGCTTTTTCCTTATCCATAAGGTTAAAGCCAGTAGCACCTCCGAAGTTGGTCGCATACGCCTGCGCGAAAGCAGCTGAGTTAGTTGCAATTCCAGTAGCAAATGCTCTGTTTAGTCCATACCTGTCCCCAGCCTGCCCAGCCATGCCGATGTTGTCATCTTCGACATATTGGCAGCATTTCGTACCATGCGCTCTACATCAGCGGGGTTCATGCTGCTTAAATTGTTTTGGGTAATAGCCTGCAGGGCATTGAAAAGTTCTGCCATAGGCGCGTCTGAGCGCCCGTTCTCACCAAATATGTCTTTCATGGCGGCTACTGCGCCAGACATGGCTTTGATTTTGTCTGTAATTCTGTTGGCTTCAAACTGCTGTACTTTGTCGTTAAAGTCTGGCGCTTCAACAAGATCCTGCATTGTTCTTTCTAGCTCGCCTGGTCCTGCTGGACCTACGCGTCTATTCAGCTGGTCTTGAGCGATTTGTCTAATAGACCTAGGAGCAGACCCTAGTATGCCTCTACGCGCCATCTCGTCAAACATAGAGCCAGCCTGTCCAGCTGTAACTCCACGCATTTCGCCTATGTCTCTTCCTTCAGCGAACAAGTTATTAAATACTTGTTCTGTTATTGTCTTTACAGTATCTCCGCGCATACCCACGGTGCCAGTGACAGGATCTGACACGTATCTTGAGCCAGCCGCCATTCTCTGAGCCATTACCGCCGCCGACCCTCTTGAGCCGTGCATGCGGTCAACAAAGTCTGGTGCTATCTGTGTAAGCATTGGCATAAACATGGCCATGTCGCCAGCCATTGTCTGAGCAGCCATTTGCTCACGCATACCGAAAGGAGTGCCCGCTAGGTTGGCGAAACCCCTAAACATTTGTTCGTATGTTTTTTGATCCAGAGCCGAGCCTCTGGCCATGGCTTGTTGCTGCATATCAAAAGCAGCGCGCTGCCTGAACTGATCGTATAGATTCATCTGGGGCATAAACTGGCCAAATTGCCCCATGTTACTGCCAAAAATATTAGGCAGTATGCTCTGCATTAGCCCGTTGACTAACATGGCAGAACCGCCAGACAGACCTAATGCCTGGGCTACATTAAAAGTCTGGGCTGGTGTGATCGGGGAACCTGAAAATACGGTCCCTGGTCCACCAAACATTTGTTGAATGTTATTCACCTTTCCAAATCCCCAGACGTTTTTGTCTTGCTTCTTCTACCTCTGCCTCTACTTTCTTTCTGAACTCTGGGTCGTTCCAATCGCCAAATTCTTCTTTATAAGCGTCTATCAGCTCTCTATATGCATCATAATTCTTTCTAGGTTTCGTGTCTCTAGCAAGCCAAGGCTGCGATAGCTCGTCTATCACGTCAGCCATTTGGTCAAAACTGGAATAAGCAGACTTTACTAGCTCTAAATGGGGACTGCTGCAAATAGCTGAAGTTTTAAGCAACCTGAGTTTTAACAACTCAATCTGCTTAGTGTCTTGATACGCTCTAGCTATCCACAGCAGCCTTAATTTCCAACGGCGATCAAGTAGAGCGGCTTTTGAGAAGTCAAAACCGTCTGCTGCCATCCTTACAAGTAAGGATGCTACTTGGTCGCCTTCCAAAAATCCTTTGATTCTGCCATAGCCTGCAGTTTTTCACACAACGAATTAAACTCTGTGTAAAGATGCGTAATTGTGTTACGCATGGCTTCTGTAGGCATAATTTGACTAACTAAATCATCGAATAGCGCAAACAACTTGGTGTTAGGTTTCTTGTATGAAGCCTCATCTACATCGATGTCATTAATCGGCGGAATTTCTATTATGTTGTCAGTACTTTCAATTTTTTCTATACCCATAACAGCTCTATAGGCCATAAGCGTACGCCAGTAAAAACTGGTATCGCTAAGTATTTTGGATTGCAGGTCGTTTTGGGCGTCAACAATCAACTGTTTATAAGCCGTATCTGACTCTGCTGTGGTAAGAGCGCGAAAAGTTATGTTTAACCTTCCACCAAACACAGAATAGACTTTCTTAAAGCGTATACCTCCAAGTATCGACTGGACGAAGTCTAGTTTGTCCTCATCAGACACTTCTGTAAGTTCTGTCTTTGTAGTGTCCCATCCGCAGTGGGGACACATAACTGGCCCAGGTGACACCAGACCAGAACCAACACCTTCGGCTATGGGCGCAGCCGTAGCTGTTTCTGAAGTTTTTTGTTCTTCTGGTTTTTTGGTAGAAGCAGGCAACAAGTCATCAATGATTTCTGGTTCTTTAAATATTTTTGGATCTAAAGGTGGATCAACATAAGCAGGTTTGTTGACTTGTTCTTTTTTCCTTTCTTCAACAGCTTCTTTGATAAAACCAACGATTTCCTTTTTCTTGTCGTCTGGTAGTTGACTGAAGTCAACAGGCTCTGGGATATGCAAAGGCTTATCAACCTTTGGCATTTCAACCTTAGACGTTTCCTTTACAACGTTGTGAATCTTTTCAGCAATATTAGCTGGAAGATTCTCAGGGTTGTCTACAATACCCAACTGTTTTAGCCCTTCTCGTTCTACTTCTGTAAGGACGGTGCCTGGGCGCATCATGCCAGGCAACCCAGCATTTGACGGTATGGTAGGCTTTGCTGGAGCTGGAGGAGCAGGCAGCTTTCTAAACGAATCTAACTTTCTGACAGGCTTATCCATGACAGTCCTTTCTTAGACTTGTACGGTGGCTACGGCTTCAGGGCATTCGATAAACCTTTGATCAACAATAGTTATTTGTTGAGAAACAATAACTATTGGTTCTTCTTTAACTTCTGGAGGAGGTACTACGATTTCATTTCCGTCTTTGTCGTAGTAGGTTACTTGTTGAGCTTGCTCAGTCATTACTGTCCCTTTCAAGCTATGACAGGATAGTTGCCATCAGCGGTTACAGCCTCTGGCAGTTCAGCCAGCGATGCCTGTTCATAATCTGGGCCTGCTGGTATCGGCCCCAGACCATTATTACCTTTAACATACAGACTGGTGTTAATTTTTCTATAGCTCTGCCCAGTCCAAGCGTCTTCTCCTGGAAATGGATATGTTTTGTTTTCGTTTGCTTGTACTGGTTTTTCAACCCAAACGTTAGTGGACTGATTGTTCATCCTAGCCCGTTGAGCCCAACGGCTTTCATAAAGCATAAAGTCAGATACTCTGCTTTGCGCAGTGCTTCTGAACGAAAATCCCATAGTTTTAATTACAGTGTCGTTTCCTACACGCTGTTTAGCGTACAGATAGTCAGTGAATACGCTTTTATATACTTTTGTACCTTCCTTGCTTGTTTCTTTGTTTTTCTCTTTGATGTCTTCATACACCTTCCCGATAATTTTTTTACCTTCTTCGTTTATGTTTGGCACCAACCCTTCAGAAAATTCAGCAATTATATTACCATTCGCTATAATCACATCCCTGTTAAAAACGGATCCACCGCCAAATACTGAGTAGTCAGAACTCAAAGAAACAAACCGACCAGAAATTATTGTTTGTGCTTTTGTAAATACGTTAGAAGCCGTTACATCACCTGGCTGTCCGAAATAGGTTACAGTTGAATTAGTAACGTAATTCATCAGCTCTCTTGAGCTGGTGGTTATGGTGCCTTTGCCTTTTGCTGCGTCTAGAACTATTGAGCCGTAGTCCGAGCCTGCACCTGAGCGCAAATACAAGTCGCTACCCATGCAAGAAACCATGGATGACGATTTTATGATTACTCCGTTAGATATTACTTCAGATCCTGTCTTGCTGTAGTCTTGGTCTGGCTGTCGGCTCTTGCTTTCTAGAAGCAAAGCTCCAGTTCCAGAATTGCCAGCCAGTATTTGAGCATGCCTTTCTGCTTTGATCCTCACATCTTCATTAGTCGCGGATATTTCTACGTTACCGTTGGCTTTCAGTATGGCATCTCTACCAGCCAGGCTAATGAGGCTTCTGCCTGGACGCAGCACTACGTCTCCTGGGCAGCTTATTTCTATGCTGCCGCCTCCCATTCTTATTTCTTCGCCAGCAGGCCCAGATATTACGACAGTCCCGTCTCGAAGAATACCTACCATGCTCAAAGTATGGTGGTAGTTAGCTTGCTCTCTGTGATCTACGGTTAAAGGTGTAGCCTGAGGCTTTGTTAGGTATTGGGAAGAAGAAAGTTCGTTGTATCCCTGTGGTAATTCTTTCAAAGAACCAGGAAGAGTGGTCCAGTCTCTTGTGTGATAGTGGAAAGGATGCTCAGACCGCCACCTAACGCCGTAAGCAAGCTCATCGTCGGCTACAGAGGCCATGTGAGGGCCGACCAGCGTGGTAGCACCTGCTGGTCCTTCTTTTATTTTTTGATTTGATTCTGAAGAGCCAGCTGTGTAACCAGCTGGCGAATACCCGTCTTCTCTGTTGTCGCCTGTTTTGTCTTCTGGAAGTCGTATCTGTACAGGGCTTACAAACGGAGGCACGTGCGCGAATAGCAGTCCCTGAGCAGATACCATGTGGTAATTGCCGTCCATAGCCAAATGTTCTTCCCACACAGTTAGTGGGTTAGCTGGATTTGGCAAAGAGTAGGCAGTACCTGTAGTTATTTGTGGAGGTATTACAAGCTGCTGTTTAAAGCCTTGACCCAAGAATCCGTCAAATCTTTTAAGTCTATGAAACGGTATCTGTCCCTGGACCAGCAGATCAGTAGTAGCAAACTCAGACTGAGTCAGCTGTACTATGGTCGAGTCTCTGTTTAGGGACAGTTTTCCTGGAGTGAGTCCTCCAAGAGACTCCCACAGATAAGGGCTATACCCTGTTATTACAGACAACTCGTCTTCATCGTCTAAAGAGTATAAATCCATAGCTGCAGATCTGATCTGCAAATTATGGCCGTGCATTCTTACAAGCTGGTCATGCCAGAAAGCCCAAAACCCAGCGTTTTCATCTGCACGCATGAAGGCCATGAAAGGATCGGAAAAGAATCCGACGCCCGTCTCGGCCATCTTGCCCCATTCGCCTATAGCAGTTTCATCTATAGGCGATCCGCGAGAAAACCTAAGCAGCTGAGGCAAACGTTGAGAATAGTGTTTAAGAAAACCGTCAACGCCTAAAGTGTTAACGGCGGCTTGGCTTATGTAGTCGTGTACGTCTTTTTCTATTCCTAAGGAATAACCATTAAAAGAACCCAGAATTACGCCAGAACTGCTTGAAGTGTTTAGTATGGCGTACACTCTGGTGCCTGGAGCCATTGCGCCTATGGTGCGCACACCAACTATGGCAGCAGAGGTTTCTGCAAGAAGCTCGCAGGCTACATAGCCAGAATCGTCTATTTGAACGTTGTACCAGCCGTAAACCGACAGGCTGTCTATTACGGTTCCAGTTACAAGTCTTAAATTGCTATTTGTAGTCTGTAGATTAGACGACAACGTCCCGAAGCTGTCGCTCTTCGGGACGTTGTAATCTGTGTACCCTACTGAAGCTACTTTAGTTTCTAGATGTCTGATTCTTTCCTGCATCGACTGCAGATAAGCTACCAGATTGAAACTAGTACCCCCAGTTTTTGCTACTGCCATCACACCCTCATCGGGTTAGTTCGACCTCGACACCTGACCGCACATGCACTGAACATTCTCGTTGATGAGCATGTCCTGAGCTGCAACGGAGTAGCCTACGGAAGTTGCCACTACGGCGTCAGCGATAATTTCAATATTAGCGCCAACAGCCCCACCAGCGTCCTTCCAGTTACAGGCCGAAGAGCCCATAGTGAACTTGAGGCGGTGAGAAGCTGCGTCACCTTGGCACACGTTACCAAGACGCTGCAGCAGCTCCAAGGCCACAACCTTAGGACCAACGATTCTACCGAAGCCGATAGAGCCGTTGGTGCGGCCAACCACATAGTACCTGTTGGAGCTACCAACTTCAAATACCTGGTTGACCTGCTGGTTATAGTTCACAGTCAGGTTCTGGACTAGAGAACCTGCTGCGTTTCCTCCCATGTCCCCAAGCTGGAGCTTGGACCTGTCTGCCGCGAAAGCGCCAGCAAAGGGAGAATCTTCGCGACCAAATACATCAGCCATCGATATAACCTCCTCAGGTTATCAGATCACAAGCTTAAGCTCGATGTTGTTGAGAGGATAGGGGATAGACAAGTCAGCTTCGATCACAACGCGATCCTTGTACAGAGCGTGCTGACGGATCTGGATTACAGTACCGTCGATTAGCTGAGGACCAGTTCGGGTTGTGCCGTTTGACTTGAGGACCAAAGTCACTGTTTCAAACAGGGACTTCAGGATTATGAGCATATCGTCGGTCACGTTGGAACGACCGATGTATGGCTCGTATACGTTCTTGTACTGGTAGGAGATGGAGTCCACGTTAACGCGGACCATTTCCTCACGGCTGTTAAGGTCGGTTGGATCGCTGGTTACAGCGTGACGGTTGAAGATGTTACCGTCAACATCCTTGTGGATGATCCAGCCGCCAGACTCAGCGATTTGGTTTAGCTGGCTGCCGTTAAGACCGCTGATCAAAGCGCCAGTGTCGTCTATACCAGACAAGGTGACGTGGGTCAGACCTTGCTGAGGAAGGACACCAGAACGAAGACCAGCAACAGCGGCTGCTGCGAAGTAGCCTGGGAACACTGCGCCGTCCAGACCAACGGTGCTGTTGGCTACTACGACGATACGGCGGTCCTTGTGCTGAGCTACCTGAGCCTTGGCCTCTAGAACCTTGTCAGCACGGTTCAAGGTGCGCCAGATTTCCACACGCTGGGCCACGGTGATGGCAGCGGTGTGGCCAGTGGCCAACCTTACTGAACCTTCAGACAGCACTTCGTCAATGACGAACTCGCTGTAGGTCTCGTTGCCGAAACCGTCAGTGCTGAACAGGAAGCGAGCCTTGTCGCCTGCGCGTACACCGTTGGTGACGAACTTGGCGTTGTTAGCTGGTACGAACAGCAAGGTGTACTGAGTGCCAGAGGTGGTTGGGTCGTCAGACAGCTTGGCCAGAACAACTCCGTCATCAGAGCTGGTGGCTGGGCTTACTACGGCCTTCTGGTCAGGTACGTCGATGCTGAACACGCCAGCCTTGTAGTTGCCAACTTCTGGGGAGGACTCTGAAAGAATCAGAGACTTCCAAGCAGCCAACACAGTGCCGTTGGTGGTCAGAGGTACTAGGTTGTAGATCTGGGTCTGGCCGTCCAGAATTTCCAGAACGTCCAACCAGCTGTCTACGTCGTTAGGATCGGCAACAGCTGAGAAGTACACAGGCTGGTCGTTGGCGTTGACCAGAGCTTCGTAGACGCCCCAGTATAGGGGGTTGTCTGGGCTGGCCTGACCGAGCAGGGTGCCGATTTCAGAAATGTTGGCCACGCTCTCAAAGGCGTTGACGTAGTCAGCCAACCAAGCGCGATACTCTACGAAGAGAGTGCCGCCCTTCAGAGGAAGAGGCTGGGGAACGCCGCTGTCAGTCCAGCTATCGTCGTACAGAAGGATGCCAGACTGTACGGTGATCTCGGTGTCTGAAGTTGTATAAGCTACGTTTGGAACGTCAGCGTCTAGATTCTTTTCAATCTGCAAGTTCTTGCGGATTGAAAGTTTCAGGTCGAGATCGGTAGCGGCAGCCAAAGCTTCTGGAAGGTCGTCAGCCAGGATTAGCGTCTTGACAGCGCCAGTCGAAGCAGCTGTAGCAGTGATGTAGTATTTGTCGCCCTTGCACAGAGCGGTCTGGTTGAGCGAAATGGTTACGCCGTAATTGCCTACAGGGAAAGCAGTGCTAGCTGCTGAAATCACTGTAGGACCGCTGAGGTCATAACCAGTTGTGGTGGTCACAGTTACTTCAGGGGAAGCAGCGTAAGCGCCGCCCTTGGTAACTTCCACGATATAAGTGGTTGTGGAAGTACCGCTGTAGGTACCAGCAGCTGTAGCCGTTGGAGCGGTGAAAGCCTGGTTAGCTACAACACGCCACTTCTGGCCTACAACCAAGTCATCTGGGCTGATGCCTTCTTCTTCAGCGATAGAAGAAGCAGAGGTAGCGGCTCCACCAGTCAGTTCGCTAAAGGTTACTCTCAGACCCCTTGTACCAATCGAAGTAGCAACGCCTTTTGCTGAAGGCGTAATGCTGGCTTGGTTGTCTCTGCCAGAGGCGCTAGTCACGCGCAATCTAGCAGTGGTGTGGTTACCACCAACCGAGCTGTTGATAACTTCGATGGTGTAAGTTTCAGTGATGTCGCCAGATTCTCTGCCGTCATAGCTTGAGGCGTCGGCAGAAGCTCTGATAGCGTTGACCAAACCTAGGCTGGTCACGGTCACTGACAGGGTTTGAGTAGTCTTGTTGGTAGAAGCGCCTGAGGCAGAGCCGACAGAAGCGGCTACAGTCTCGCCAACAAAACCGCGAACTGAAGTATTGAGAACGTATTCGGTTCCGCTGACAACTCCGCGAACATAAGCGTGGTCGCCAATTTGCACATCTCTGTCTAGAAGAGATGCGGAGCGAGCATAGGAGCCGTTGGTCTTGAAGCTGGTACCAGCGTCACGCACGCGGTTCTTGTAGCCAGCTACTGGAGCTACTAGAGAACCTACACTGGCGGCGTTGCTGAAGTACTCAAGCAGAGCGTCTTCTGCAAACAGCTTTACGTAGCCGAAGTCAACCTGGGAGCCGACAGGGCGCTCTGGCCAAGCGTAAGCTTGGTCAGCAACATCGTCGTATTCGCCTAGGTTGATAATTTGTTTTTCGTCTGAGTTGGCATAGCGGAACAGCTTGGCGTGACCGCCAGTGATGTGAGCACTACGGGGTGCTGCAGCAGCTGCTGTGGTTACGCTGAACTCTTGGAATACAGTTACTTGAGGAAGAACGTAAGCCATGATGCCCTCCGTAGTGTCTTATGACACACTTGCTAGCTTTTAGTTTAAGGCATGAACTTCGACAACACAATACGCTTTAACACAGGTGCTTGAGGTACCAATGTCCAATTCTCGTCTGCAACGTAGGACACAGTTACTGGAACACCGTATGTTTCTTTCCATTCTTCTAGTTCAAACAAGGAGCCTACAGAAACCAGAGAAAAGCGCTTTAAGTCCAGCTCGTCTCTGATAATTGGTCCAAACTGCATCATCTCCCTGTATACTTCTGCTGCTAGAATCTCCGCTTCTGTACCTTTTCCAGCTAAGCAGAAAAATGTATGGCTACCTGCTACTAGGATCGAATGCTCCCTGTTAGCAGAAGTGGGCAAACCCCCGTGAAGCCTGTCGTCTATGCTTATTCGCTGAGGCTGCCAATCATTTCTTTTAATTATGATTGCTAGCTTTTTTTGCGTCAAGTCAGGACGCCATTGTGTTATAGATTCAATAACTATATCAGTTGATGCTACTGCTCTCCACAGTTTTCCTCTAAGTTCTTTAGCTTCGATGTTATCGGCGTTAGCAAAATGATTGATAAACCATTCCCTGAAGAATCCTGTCATCAGATGCGGTTTTGGGGCTATTGAGCACCAATTACTGTATTTTCCAGGGTCACTTACTTGAGGCTGGTCGCTCATTATACTTCTCCAAGCCCCATGATTTGACTATTTGCTCTTTAAGATCGTCACTAGGCTCCCAGTTTCTAATACTGGTGGTTGGCAGCAGCTTTTTGTTTTTTGTCTTATCGTTAAGACTGGGATCTGGTTTTTCCATTACACTCCACCCATTGGAATGTTGTAAACCACGTCTGAAAAATTTGCTTGTCTAGCAGAAACGTTGGTGACTACTGGGTAGCCTCTCATCTCTGCAGCTGAAATTATCTCATGGATAATAAACCGTCTATCACTGCCAGAGTCCACAAACACATCATAACTGTCAGGCACAGGATCTCCAAGCATTCTACAGTTGCCAAATATGACGTCTTTTTTAGTTCCAACTGCTTGAACGTTGTCCATCTCTTCTCTGTGCTGGTGCAGAGCTAGCTCCATATTTGCTGGTATAGCTGCAAAATACCCTTGAATAATTCCAGTTCCTTTACAAACGGTGCAATCGCTGTTTGTTACTTCGTCTGTTAAGTAATCTGTACAAGCGGTACAGCGAGTACCGTATCTTTTTCTTTTGAGCAAAAAGCCTTTAAGTGAAGTGTACTTTGAATGCCTAAGTTTTTCTTTTCTTAGGACATCTCTAGCCAGTCTCCAGTCTCTAAATTGAAGATTCTTTACAGCTGAAACTATTTCTGAGTAGTAGGTCCTCAAAGCTGTTTGTAGCTTTACTCTGTAGTAAAAATCCTGGCTTTGAGCGTATATTCTTTTTTCGTCGTCTTCGGCAAAGTAGACATTTTGTACAGGCAGACCTATATTCGCAAATTCCGTAGTAGGAACCGACGAAGCAGCGCCTTGTAGCGTAAATACGTGCGGACCTGGATCTGTAAATAGTCTAGAAATTACCCACTCTACTCTACTGCCTCCTGAGACAGAGTATTTGACGAAAGCCCTTTCAAAAGGGTTAATCATCGCCAACGACCTCCGTACTCGTAGCCAGACCCGAATGTACCATTCCAGTTTTGAGCGTTAAACTGGGCTTTCTTATTTTTAACCCATTGGTTGAATTCACCAACCATCATAGCGCCAAGTTGCTCATACTCGCTGGCTTTGTTTTTATCGTCTACTTGGATACCGCCTGCGCTATACGGCAGATGGTTACGACGATAGTGTTTTGCAGCTATCTGATACAAGTAACCCATTACGCCGTTTAGCAGAATAACTGGGTTGGGAAAGTTAGAAGTATCAAATTTCTGAGGAATAGGAGGTTGAGCTGAATTAAAGTGCTCAACGCAGCGCAGCGTACACTCAACTATTTCTGTGAGGTCAAATTCAAGTTCTGATAGCAAGTAGTTATCTTCTGGCGCACTGTCTCTTAAAAACACTCTTACATCGTTGGGGCTAGGCACGCCTACGTTGCGGTTCTCTAAGCCAAACTCGCCCCTGTCTACGAATAGGTAAAAAGGATAGGTAAATAGTATAGCGCCGTCTATGTCACGAAAGGCCCACTGCCCTCTGTAGATACCGTTTAGAGCTGTGACCTCAGGTTGTAGTCTGCAGCGTATAGTTCCAGAAGGCGCATCCCAGATTACGGCGTCTAGATCGTACGGCAGTTTGCTGTCAGATATATTTACAGCCTCTCTAAGCCTTCCAATAATTGAAGGCTCAAGGGTTCCAGAGCTTGAGCTGTTTGCTGAGCTACTGCTGGCTAGACTGCAATTACTTAAGTTTATAGGCCTGCCTTCTGAATCTCTTAACACCATTTCCATCACAGGACTTACGTTACGAACTGTGTAAACTGACGGAATCTTTGCCAAGATCGGATTATTCTCGACCTTGGTTATTCTTGGTCTAATTATTACTTGTTCTGAACAATCTACACTTGATGGGTCAGGCATAGCTAATCCTCTGTAGAAGTTTGGTTCATCTTATCACAGCTACAGAGCTGTCTGGTAGTTTAAATTAAAAGCCTTAACGTGCAAAAACCCACCCTCTAATTTGAGGGTGGGTTTTGCTTCCCAAGGCTGTCTTATTAGACGGTGTGGGGATCAGTGATAGAGCTGGAGTAGTCACCCCAGCAAGGATCGACATCGTTGACCACGCTGTTCTGCACAGCGAGAATCTTCGTGACATCCAGAGTAGTGTCGTAATAGTGCGGAGTTGGGGTCTGCACAATTACAAGCTTGCCGTTGTTAACGGCATTCTGGAGGGCAGCGCGATGGCGCTTCTTGGTGATGGAAGAGTAAAGAGTGTCAACGCCACCGAAGTAGCTGTACTCTTCACCTGACGCTAGGCGCTTGCCGTGAGGAGGTAGAAAGCCAAAAAAGGCTTCCTTTCCGCTCATGTTACGCACCTTCGTCTGAAGGCAGGTAATTTCAGCCATGTTAACCTCCGTTAGTTAGCCACATGCTGGGCTAGAGCATTGTGGTAAACAGCAAGTGCTGCTTGGACAGATGGATTAGCTGCAAGGTTCTCAGAAGCAGCCTTTACCAGGGCCTCTTCCTGTGCAACTTGTGGATTGCCGAAACCCATGGAACCCATGGCGTTTTCCAAGCTGGACGAAGCAGCGCCGATCAAAGATCCGCGAGCCTGGGCCTGCTTGATTTGCTCTTGTTCCTTGGCAGCTTCCAAGTGACTTGCGATCTTGAGAAGTTCTGCAACTTCCCCTTCGTTCTGGGGAACGATACCGAAGTCGTTTGCCAGCTTTTCGAGGAACACAGGCACGTAAACGTTCTGCATTAGAAAGCCGTGTGCCTGCTCTGGTGTGATCTGCTCTGACATTTAGATACTCCTTGTTAAGTAGGACCAAGGTAGCCGTGTTGCCACGGCTACCTTGAAGTACCTTATCATGCAAAGTCTGCACGGGCCAGAGAGTTGGTGTTGCCGATGGCTCCACCGAGGGTCTCATAGGCAAAGAACTCCAACATGTAAGCCTTGCGCTCGATGTACATGGTGGTGTCTTCGAGCAAGTAGCTCTTGCCCATGAACTTGGGATCAGCAAACAGGTACATCGAGTCGCTGGGGACCAGATCCTGCTTGATGGTGACGATCCAGTTGGCGTTCATGAAGTTCTGCTCGGACCAGCCATTCTTGAAGAGGTCCTGGCTGAAGTCGCCACCCATTTCTTCACGACCAAACTTCATGATCTCGCGGATCGTGAGGTTGTTCAGAAGAACGGTACCAGTCTCTAGACGAGAGATGGTGCGGGGCAGAATCTTGAAAGCGTCCTGGAGGGTATCACGGGTGATACCGCCGTACAGGGTTTCCCACTGAACGGTGCCAGAGTTGGGGTTAACGGTGTCGGCAGAGCCGCCGAGGCCAGCGTTAACAGCAGCCAAGAACTTGCGGTCTTCTTCAGCCAGCATGTCCTTGATTGAGTTGTCGCTTAGAACCTGACGGATGTCGATGTAATAAGTACGCAGTTCGTCAACGTCCTTCGTGAAACGAGGGGTGACGATACGGTCGAAGCTAACGCGGTAGCGCTGGCCACGAATGTACAGGCTCATCGGCAAGGTAGCGAAGGGAATGCTGACAGCGGCAGGGGAGTCTGGCTCGCGGTCAACAATCTTCACTGGCTTGTCGGTATCAACCTGACGATCAAGATCGTCATTGCTGATCTGGACAGGGGGTAGAATGCGGCGATAGAAGCCTTCTTCACGCATTCTGTAACGGGTGAAGTCATTCACTGCGTCAAGCGCACGCTTCTCCATGCCTGGGGTCTCCAGGTAGGAGATAAAGGTCTCGTTGCGTAGCTTGACATCGTCATTAACGGATGCCATGTTCAAAAACCTCCACGATTACCTTAGGGTTAAAAACTTAGTAGCCAGTCTTGCCAGGCTTGTAGACTGGCCAGAAGGACAACACGTAGTTACGGTCGCTCTGACGCTTGCGCTTTGCACGGCTCACAACGCCAACAACGGCGGTTGGGTTGGTGCTACCGCTTAGCGAGGTAGAGTTTTCCAAGGTGGTAATTCCCTGGTTGGTTAGCTTACCCTTGGTGATGGCTGCGGTGTTGTCAGCCTTCAGGTAATCGTTGGGGTTGTAGGTTTGAGCGGTATCGAACTCGGTGGTTTCGAGTTCGTAAGCGCCCTTAGCCACTAGACCAGTGAGGTTACCGTCTGGTCCGATTGGATACCAGAGGCTACCGCCGCTGTTGGTGACGTCGCTATCTGCGTTGTTTTGCAACAAGAAGATAGGCATCTGGCTGCCAGAGCAGCCAAGACGGAATTCACCGTTTGAGTCTAGATAAACTACGCGACCTGCGAAAGCATAAGCAGCGTAGGTTTCGCTTGCGCTGAGCTTGGCGGTGAAGTCAAGCGCAGCCATGTGGAACCAACCCTTGACAGCGTCTAGGGTGTGATCAAACATCTGAGCCATGGAAAAAACCTCCTGTGTCATTTAGACACAAATAAAATTAACCCTTTAGCCCCAGAACCTCGTCAAACCGCAGATCACTGGCTCGCGCCTGGGAAGTGCGCGCTCCAACGTAAGGAGGATTGGCCGAAGCCTTCTTCTCCTGGACGGCGTGACCAAGCTGACGAGGACGAATCGTACGATTCGTGTCAGCAGTCTTTTCAAGGATTTCCAGTACCTTGACTGGATCCTTTAGCATGGCAGCGCACTTTTCACGATCTTTAGGATCGATGCGCTCATGCGCGATTAGGGCGTCAACAACAGCTGGAATCAGCGCAGCAGCTTTGTGCTGAGCAGCTTCAGCTTGTTTGACCAGCTTTTCAGCTGCGTCAAGGGCAGCAGCGCTGCACTCGACATAGTCAACAACGTCTACAAGATCACTAGCCATTTAAAGGCCTCCTGTTAAGGGTCAACCAACGATTTCGGCAATGCACTTCTTGATTTCGTCGCGAAGCTTGCGCTGTCCAGCGGTCTTTGCGGATGAAATCTGAAACTTGCCACTACGAGCGCGAGCCTTGGCAGCCTTCATCAGACCAAAAATCTGATTGTTGCTGGCTTTAGCGGAAGCCATTTTTGGAGCCTCCATACCAGCCATAGCCGCTTCAGGAGGCATGGCAGCAGCTTCAGGAGCCATGCCCATGTCGCCACCTTCGGCGCTTAGAGCTGCCATGACTTCGTCAGGGCTTACGCCCATTTCAGCCAAAGCACCGAGAAGTTCGTCAATGGAACCAGCGTCGCCAGCTGGAGCGGCTTCGCCGCCCATAGCTGCTAGGTCGCCTTCGGTAGCGCCGATGTCGCCACCAGAAGCCATACCTTCATCGCCTTCTTCCTTTTCGCCCTTCTCTTCGCCTTCTTCCTTCTCGCCTTCTTCTTCAGCAGCCTTTTGAAGCTGTGATGTGAAGGCAGTCAGGTACTGGCCAGTAGCCGTAGCAGCGTCTAGAGCGCTACGAAGCATGTTTTCAGAAGCAACTTTGAAGAAAGCAGCGGTATCTTCTTCAGAAAACTCGCCACTCTGTACGGCTTGGTCGTAGCCGATAGCAGCAGCCTTCTTCTCATCTTCGTGCTTTTCTTCTTCCTTGCTTTCTTCTTTCTTGCCGTGGGTGGTTTCGCCCTTGTTAGAACGCAGTGCGGCAAGATCAGAACCAGTGATCTTGCCGTCCTTAGGGTTTACGTCAAGCTTCTCCTGATTACCGTGGAGTTCAGCTTGCTTAATGATGTTAGAGATCTTGGCGAGTAGGGCGTTAGCCTTCTTCTCGGTAAGACCCTTGAGCTTATTGAAGCCCATGGAGCTGTACTTTTCGCCATCTTCGGTCTTTGCTGGATGGCTGGTACCTGGATCGTCCTTGGTACCCTTGTAGTTGTCTTCGTTGGCTGGGTCTTCACCAGTAGCGGTGGAAGTGATGCCAACGTCTAGCTGCTGATCTTCCTGGGAAGGAGGATTGTCAGTAGCTGAGTCAACGCCGCCAGCTGGTACTTGCTTCTTAACGTCAGCGGTGTTCTCAGCGGAACGAGCGCCTTCGTTAGCATCGCCAGTCTGGTCGTCAACATTCTTTACTGGGTGGCTAGTGTCGCCACCACGGCTTCCAGCTTCGGTGTTAGCCTCAGCCTTCTTTGAAGAGGCAGCTTTAACCTGCTGTACTTCAGCTAGGAAGCTACGCAACTCATCGTACATGCTCGACATGGTTTAAACTCCTTGGAAAAAACAATCGTACAAAACCCTGCCGTGAGGCTGTTGCACTACACCTAAGTTTAATTGTCCAGATAGCAAACTAAGTCTGCAAGACTAATCTTGCAGAATTTAAGCTAGGTAGTTGGAGCGTACGGCATGCTCTTTATACCAGCCAAAATTCGAGTCATTCTTGAGTTCGTTCAAGAAATATAACTGATACGTAGCATAACGTCTAGCTAACTGCTCTGCCTCGTCAGCCGAAGCTGTCTTGATCAGATCATTAGCTCTGCCTCTAAAACTGGCAGTTTTTACACCGCCAGCTTTTACGAACTGAGACATAACTCTTCGTTCAAAGTTGTTTGTGGCTATAGACTTAGCTTCTGCAGTCTTCTTAGCCCAGCTGCTGATATTTTCTGATGGAAAAGCAGCAGAAGGATCACAAACGCTTTCTGCGATGCAGTGCTCAAGGCTGCTGTGTTCAGAAATCATTCTGCTGAACACGCCAGGAAGTTTAGCCTCTATATCGGCTGCGCTGGCTGACTTAAGAACACCATTATCGAATCCAGAAGCAGCTACTACAGCCAGCCAGTCTTTTACGCTCAGGGCAACTTTTTCTCTGGCTAGGGCTCTCCACACCTGCATGTTGGTGAGTACACCAGTAGGTATGTTGGACACGCTGGCAGTCTTATCGTTAAGAATGACCGCGTCTTTCATAGACGTTCCAAATTTTCCGTTTTCTAGATCTGATTCCAGATCGGCTAGCTCATAAGCAATTTTTACAAGCTGAGCTGTTTTTGGATCCATACTGTCAAATCGAAGACTGTAAGGCATCGTTACGCCCATTTCTTCGGCAAGAAGGGCACCACCAACAGGCTGATTAGACGCAGCTTTAAGATGACCAAAGACATAAGCTATGCGGTCAGCTGGACGATACACGTCGCTAATGTCGAACCATCTGGGCTCTGGGTTATCAACGTGCAGCACATGTCCGTCTTCAGCAACCTTGGTTAGGTTGTCCATGCAACCGCCGTACTTACATGTTCTGTCTGTGCAGTACTGCGCACGGCTGGGAGCTTTGTTTCCACAGCCAGAGCATACGTCGTAAGGAACGGAACAGGCCATGCTTACAGCTAGCTCTTTGTTGTTAGCCAGCTTTTCCATTTCTTTGTCAGCTACCAGACCGCCGTTACGGTCTGCAGCTTCTTTTGTAGCGTTTAGAGCTACCAGCAATTCAACGCGCTTCATCGCCTCGTTGAACGCCGACATCTTGATAACGCCATAACTTTTCGCTTGATCTTTATTTTGGTGGTTGCGGTACCAGCGCGCGTGCTTGACGAACGTAGGATGGTACTTGCGACAAGTCGCAGACTTGAAGCCATCTCCGTTACGGTTTGGGCCATAGGCCTCCGTAGATCCAATAGCAATAAGATGCACGAGCTGCTCACCTGGCGCGACGTGGACATCGCGAAGTTTATCAGCGAATTCATGGCCTGCTCTTTTTACGAATGAGCGAAGGTCGTCTCCGCGTAGACCTTTATTAGACACCTTGACCATTTCGGTCTGTGCTATATCAAGGTTCTGCGCGCCAGGGGTGATGATCTTTATCATTCGTCACCTTTACTGTGGGAAGTCTGTGTTTAGCTGATCGATTATCTGATTGGCTCGCTGGTTGGATACGCCACCAGCAAAGCGCCTTAGGACAGGCACATAGCTAGCCCATCCAGGAGTGGTTTCCTTACTTAAATCTTTTAGTTTAGCCAGCAGCTGTGGGTTGTCTGCGCCAAGCCCTCTGTCTCGCATGCTTTGAATTACTGGATTAAGCTCTGCAGACGTCTGTCCAGGGGTTTTGCCAGAGAACATAGCGTCAGCTGTTCCAGCGGCTAAACCAGTAAGCCCACCTACTCGCTTACTAAGTCGGTTTGGCACGTATTTAAATAGACTAGCTGCGGTAGGTCCTGTGAACCTAGCCAGCAATCTGTCCCTTAAACCTTTTCCGCCAGGAGTGCCGATACCTAAGGCTTTGTCGGCTAGAAGACTAGCCCCTACGCCAGCAGCCCCAGTACCTGCTAAATGGGCTGCGCCGCCATAAGAACGGTTGGCTAATCCAGTAGCATTCACTCTGTCTCGCAGCTCAGCCATGGCTTTGCTGTCGCCAGAAGGTCTGCCAGTAATCTGCTCTATGGCTTTAGGGTCCATGACTAAAGTTCCAGCAGCGCCTAGACCAGCGCCGCCAAGAGCCCCTAACAAACCATGCGAAAGCATATTCTTAAATTTTTTCTTTTTCGAAAACAATCCACTTAGTGCGCCTGCGCCTAAACCTATACCTCCCCCCAAGATCGCATTCTGCGCAAGGCTTGGAAGAGCATTGTAGGAAGATTTCAAGTCAGCGTAATGTTTTTCAGCTGTGTCTTTAAGACTTTTAGCCCATTCAGGGTACTCGCCAGCCTTGATGACTCCACCAAGGCTACGAGAAACAACAGCCTTCTGAGCCAAATCTTTAGAAATGTCAGATAGTTGCATGATTATTTCCCTTACAGGCCTTTACGACGATATGGGTCAATGTCACGTTCTTTGATTTTGTTTTCCATGTCTAGAAGCTGGCTTACTTCAAATGGGTCAATAGCGCTTTGACCGCCAGCCAGTCTTTTACGTAGAACAGCTCTTACAATGCCTTCTTGCCCAGAAGCTCTGGGAGCAATTTGGCTGATCTCGTTGTAATGATGAATTACTTCTTCTGGATCGTACGAGCTGATGATCTCGTCGTTTGCCATAAGATCCGTAAGCAAAGCAGAAGTCTGCATATTACGCAGCTTTGCGGTATGCCCTGGATCTTGCAAGGCCTTCATAGCTTTGTTTTCAGCCACTTCTTTATCGAAAGTGGTCATTCCAGCTATGTCTTTAAAAATACCTTTAGAAGCTTCGTCTCTAGCCTTGGTCATTTCGCTAAGAGGGTTTAAAAAGCTTCTTTTTTCAACAGACTCCAGAACCCCATATGTTACTTGGGGGTTCTGGGCTTCGCCAAAAGGGAGGATCAGTTTCTCCATTTCAGCTTTAGTCTTTTTTTCAAAATCTTCAAACGAGGCTTTTTTCTCAAGATACTTGGCTGCTACATCCATGCAGTTGCGAACCAAGTTGTAAGGCTCTTGTTGAAAATTAACCAGAGAAAAGTACTCTCTGTCGGAGCTGGCTTGTTTAGCTAATTGTCTGTTCTTAGATTCAAGAATGTTGAACAACATGGAGGCCTGTTTGCCGAAAGTCCTCACCATATTATTCTTAACGCTAAGAAAAGGCTCACAGCCTGGCCTCTTAAAATACTCGGCAAGTTTGGTGATAGATTCCAGAAGAGTGTCGTGTAGGTTTGATACCTCGCCTCTTCTATTTTCTATTTCACGCTGCCTGTCTTTCATACCTGCATGAGCTTTCTTCATTACGCTCATGGGATCTACAGGCAGAGGAGCTACTTCTGTAACTACTTTGCCAGACTTGGTTTGCAAAGGAGGCAGAGTTTGATTAAACGTAGCTTTCTTTACCAGATCGCGGTGCCATACTGGAGGCAGACCGTATTCTGGAGAAACAACGCTTTCTGTTCTAGCTTCTGCAGCTGTCTTAACAGAGTCTGGATACATTTCTTTGAGAATGCTCTCAGCGTCTGCCAGATCAAACTCTGCAGCTTTTTCAAACACGTCATCGCAAACTTTTCGCTGAGTTTCGGTTCGCCCTGTGTTGAAAGCACTAACCATTAGGTTAATGTGCCCAGCAGGGATACCCTCAGCTGATGCGATTTTGACAATAGCGTCGTTTGGATTAACGCCATCAGCTACCAACTCAGCTACTTTTTCAAGGGCAGCTGTAAGGCGTTGCTCTGCTTGCTTGTTCAGTTTATTAATTGCCATTTGCCATAAACCCCCTATTCGTCTGTAGTCTGTTCTGGTTCTGGCAGGGTATACCCTTCAAAGTCATTTTGAACTGTTTGGCCTGTTGCGGCTAGTAGCATTTCACTAGCCCTTAATTCTACTGGTTGGCTATCTACATCTTTCATAAGAGGAAGAGTTCGATGCTTCATCGTACCAGAACCAGTAGACCAATACAAACTGTTAAACACCTTACCCAACCCTGCTGTAATTACTTCTATACCACCACCAGCAGCGGAATCTTTTTCTATCTGTCGATAAGTTTGCTCGACTGTCATAGCGCTTACAGCAGTAAAGTTATTAATCGGGTTAATTACCATGGCTTTAGAAGCATTCATATTAGCTTGAACAGGTAGAGCCGAAGCCAACAAGCCGTTTGCCTCGTCTTCCGACTCAGCGTGTTGCTTTTTGATACCTATTCTTCTAATAACCATGTCTAACATCACAGGACCGCCAAAATAACCGTACATCTTCCAAAGAAGATCAAAGTCTCTTTCAGTCAGCCCCACGTGAATAGACCTACCCACCACACTGTGAATAATCCAGCTAACGTTCTCCAATCTGTCACTAACGTTAAAAAATATCTTCTCGTATGTGTTTATTGTTTCTATGTCCAAGCTCATTTTTTGAGCTATGCTGCTGTAGCTTTCTCTTGCTAACAGTCGTGCTTCTAATTCCCACCTGTGGCTGTTTTTTGAATTATCACTATAAAAAGTATGAGCGTCGAATATGTGTTCGTTTTGCTCACATAATTCGACGCTGTCCATTTCGTCTTCTACTTCATCTAATTTTTCAGCAAAACAATATGCCTCAAATAGATGAGCGTCTATTTTAAACCTAGACAGCCTAGACCCAAGTCTTCTGTACGCTTTTACTTTGAGCCAGCGCCAATCGACTGGTCTAAACGGGCTTTTAGGTCTGAGATGGACTAACTGCATACTCACCCGACGTCAGTGTCGCCACCAATAAGCACATCCCAAGTAGAATCGCCAGATCCTTCTGGTGTAATTTGAATGTATATCTTTCTAACAGGGTTGGTGTAGGTGCCGTCCTGGTTACGGAACGAACGACCTACGCTGTCAGAAATTTTGAGAAGAGTTCCAGCTGTACCAGACTGCTCTTCAAAAACAACATACATTTCTGGCGAAGACACGCACTTCAAAGGGCCTGAGCCGTCTACATCACCGATAGATGATGACGGCTCTCCACAGCCTTTGATTGAGTTGTAAACTGTGACCTTGAAATTAACCAAGGTTCCGCCAGTCTGCTGAATTAGAAGACGCTTGATATGGGCTTCTGGAGGAAAGCCGATTTCCCAGCAGTTAGCCTGGCCTTTGGTGGCATGCAGACTGCACAGTCTTCTTTCATAGATACGCATTGGTGTCTCCTATTAGTCAGCTGTGTCGCTGAGGTCACCGCTGAAGCCTTCTTCTGGGAATGGCTCAACAGTCTTCTGCTTAAGGAACAGTACAACGTCGCCCACAGCTTCAAAAGCGTTTCTCAGAGACTCTTCCAGTTCTGGCATGTCGCGCTTGCCGTAGCGCTCTTGCATTTCATCTCCGTGCCAGTAGAAGCTGAACAGAATTCTACCAAGCCTGTCTACGCCTTTCATCAAGTCGCCAAGATACTTGTCCACGACAGAGTCACTACGAACGTTCTTTAGTAGTGAGCCGATCATGGTAGTGTCAAATACTTCCTTCTGGCCAGACTGTGCAGCTTGGTAGCCAAGAGCCATAGTCCTTGGGTCAGGCAACCGAGGGTCATAGATCTGCTCGTTACCTACCAAGTTAGCCGAAGTTGGAAGAACTGGCAGAGCTTCTTGCTGTGGGTAGATGGACTGAACGCTACCAAGCATGGTCTGCTCAAGACCAGAAGGAGGCGATGGGAAAGGAGGAGAGCCAGTGATTGACTGCATGGTCTGGTCGATTGGATCGCCAGGAGCAGCTTGCTTGGCAAACTCTACTACATATTCAGGGAAGGCCACGCGGTAGTTGACTACCTTCTTGGCCTCTGCGTTGGCGATTACAGCCTTGGCCTGCTTCTCACGCAGCATGAAGTTCTGAATCAGATGGGTCAGAGCGGCAATCTTGTCCATAGCCTTGCCGTTAATGCTGACTTCTGAGCCAGTATGGCGAACTTCCAAGCTGGAAGTCTTCTCAAAAATAGCCTTGTGTAGGTCTAGCTTGTTGCCATACTCCACAGCTGGCTTTTCGCTACGGTCGCCATGACCTTCGTAGTCCTTGGCTAGCTCGATTACCTTCATGCCCTTTGGCACATAAAACTCACCATGAAGGTTACGCATGCGCCCACCTTCTTTATTGGTGAAGTGCATAATGTCGGAGCAGCCGCAGCCGTAGCCTTCGCAGTCTACGCCATAACCCCAGTAAGTTTCCTTGTTACGATCTTCCAACTTAGGCAGGTGAGCTGGACGGTCTGCTGAGGACCAGTCCTTGAACTCTACCTTGAAGCTGGTTGAGGCGTCGTCTTCCTGAATCTTCTCTTTAACAAGGAAAGGAGTGGTTCCTTCCTTGCCAGGAGCGATAAGGATATACAGACCACCTTCTTTCATGGCGCTTGGTTCAGCGTCCTTGAGGCTGTCAAACAGCTCTTTGTATTCGTCCTTGTCTACGGCTTTTTCTCTGGTGACTAGGTTACCAGGATGGATGTTAGTCCATTTCTTCTGGGAATCGTCTAGGTCGATAACAGTGGCAAAGTTTTTTGTGCCCTTGTTACCAACTGGTCCGTTGATTACCAGAGACTTGCAGAACGAACTGGGACGACAGAGTACGTCGTATATTCCAGTTTCTGTAGGACTTACTAGCTTAAGAGGCGTTTGGACCTCGTAAGCTATTGCGGTCTCTGGCCTTTCGTCGCGAACAGATATTCCGTCTGTAAGCAGCTCTTCTTTTTCTTTATCGGTTGGCTCAAAGCCAATACCACGCTGAGCCACAGTCTTAACGGTAAGAACGGCTACAGCTGCAGCCTTCTCACGCATGACTTTCTTTTCAACGTTGCCGTTGTAGGCTTCCATTACGCCCTTAGCGCGCTTTGGTGATTCGTCTTCTTCCTCTTCTCTATTTACTTGCTTCTGCTTTAGCCACTTAGGAGCCTTAGCTTCCTTTTGAGCAGCTTCAGCCATAGCTTGCTTGATGGTGTTCAGGTCGTAGAACTTGGAAATGGCTTCCCCGATAGCTGGGAACTGCTCAATACCCTTAAGCAGGCTGTGGACTACTTCCATACCAGCTTCTTTGAGGAAGTTAGGAAGAGTCAGGCCTTCTTCTGCTAGTGGGTTGCTAAGAGCGCAATAAGCAAAGGCAGCTTCGCCAGCTTCCATACCAGTAGCTGATGCAAACTTGGCTGGAGGACGAGAGAAGGCCTGCAGGTCTGGAGACAGCACACCCAGACGCTGAAGGTTACGGTCAGTCTTGTCGCCCATTACGTTGGGACGACGCTGAAGGATGTAGTTCAGCCAGTTCTCTTTGAGAGGAACGAACTGATCCTGGTCTTTTAGATACAGAAGCTCTGTACCCTTCATGTCGCCATTAAGGAAAAAGACAGGAGCATACAGCCACTGTCCACCAACCTTAAACCCAAAGATACCAATAGCTTTGGTGTTGTCTTCGTTACGATCCATCAGCTGGAAACCGACCTCATAGTCCAGCAGTGATGGAGCTTTGTCTTTAACAAAGGCGTGAGCCAAGTTAGAGAAAGCTTGTTCAAACTGAGTGTCGTTACCGTCGCCGCCTAGAGTAGCCTTTTTCTCGAAGATGGAAATACCATCATTCATCAAGGAACGGCACTCGTTTAGATGGCGTTGTGTTTCTTTTGAAAGGGGCATAGCCGCACCTCAGATTAGTTGTTCCTATTTAAAACTCTATCGCTAATCAAAAATTGTGTCTATACCGCAGCCTTAACCTACTTTAGCGTTAGCAGTGCTATTAGCAGGTGGTTGTATAGCAGGTGTTGGCGTATTAGGCTGTATAGGCGCGTTAGTAGGAGCTGGAGTAGCTTGAGGAGCTACTTGCCCAGGCCCTGCAGGCTGAGCTGGCGGTTTAGCTTGCTGGTTGTAGTTACCGAATCCTCCAGCAGTTAACGTCTGAAGGTTTTCACCACCTCTAAACATATCAAGCATTCCAGCCATACCTGGAATGCCTGCTACAGCACCCACACCTTTGAACAAAGGAGCTGCCATGCCCATGTAAGGCATCATGGACTTCATGTCCATGCCCTTAAACATGCCAGACCCTTGGTCGTACAAGTACTTTATTATGGACATCAGATCGAACTCTGATGTCTTAACAAAGTTAGCAGCTGCTTCCTTTGCTAGTCTGTCTATTAACTGCTTGTCCATGGTTACTTCTTTGACTCTTTCTTTTTTGTTTCAGTTTCGCCAGCTGGCTTGCAGCTGTCTTCGCTGTATGGCTTCTTACCAGGAACTGGAACATAGCCTTTCCAGCAGCGAGCTTCTTTAAGTACGTTAGCCAATTTCTCAGAAGCGCTTCCGCATTTCCATTTGCGTAGAGCCTTGTTGATGCGGCTATCTGGATCGTTAGCGGTCTCCTCCGAAGTCAGCTTGGCCTTCATGCCTTTCATACGAGCGCAGAAGCTGTCTTTACGAGGACCGCCTTCAGGCTGAGGGCGCTTGATGTCGTGGCCTTGAGCTTTCAGGCTGGCTCTGCCCTTGTCGTTCAAGCCGCCAGACTCACTCTTGCCTTCAGAAGTCTGCCAGGCTGGAGCTGCTGTCTTCTCAGACTCTTCAGTTACCTTCTTCCAGTTCTTAGCGTCTGGGTAGTCCTTGTCTCCAGGCTTGGCTGGGGATTCTCCCCTTTGCCTTTTAGCATGAATATTTGCCCACAGCCCTGGCTTAGCAGCTGCGGCCTTTTCCTTTTTATCCTTAGTATCCTTTTTGGTTTCTTCTTTAGCCGTTTCCTCTTCTTCGGTAAACAGCTCTGGATAACTAGCGCGAATAGCGTCTTCTTTGGTGCGTCCTCGTAGCTTGTCATAGATTACTTCTGGCAATCCTCTAGGAAAGCTTCTAGTAATTCCTGTTCTGCGAGGATGGTTCCATCTAAAGCCCAGATAGGGGTTTACGCCAATTTCTGATCCAGGATCAGCGTTCACTCCTATTTGAAAACCTTTGTTAGGGCCTCCGATGTCTAGGCCTCCAATAGGAATAGGTAGAACGCCTAGCAGGTTTGTATACCCAAGCTCGCCACCCACACCTAGGCCTTTGGGATGTAGACCCAAGCTGCCGCCGCCCCAAGCAAGAAAAGCTTTTTTATCAGCAGCAGTCTTATCGCTAATTAGGGGTAGAGACTTCTTCAGGTCGCCTGAAGTAAGGATGCCGTAGTCTCTAAGCAGGTTAGCTGTAGCGAGAAGCTTCTTGTTTTTTTCTCTGGCAGACAGACCGCCTATAGCTGCGCCAGCGCCACCGCCAGCCAGAGCGCTGGTAGCGATGGTAGCTGGAGATCCTCCAGTTAGGTAGCTAAGAAGTCCCATTGGTACAGCACCAGCGAGGCCGTAGCCGATGGCTCGTCCTTTAGGGCTGGCTTTTACTTTGGCAAGATTTAACTTGCCAGCTGGGTCTTCGTCGGATTTGCTAGCTATTTCGGAAGCTAGGTTCTCAAAGCCACCCCTGTCTACGCCGTACATTTTCAAATCTTCGTTGGTAGGTCTGGCAATAGCTCTAGCCTGCATAAGCATGTTTAGAGCGTGCCCCATAAGAGCACCTCTGCCACCTTGGGAAATGTCAGCCATAGAAGACAGATTCAAGTTGCGAGCTTGCTTTTGAGACGCAGCCTTACGAATTTTTGGCTTTTCTTGGCTGTCTGATTCTTCTTTGGCTTTTCTTTCTGCTTCTTGGTCTTCGAGCTCTTGACCCTTACCAGCTGCCATGCCCAAGACTTTACCAGCCACCAAGCCAGGAAGCGGCATTCCCATGGTCAGACCGCCAAGATAGCTGCCGAAACCTGCTGGTAGCACTTCCCAACGTCTCTTAACTCGTTCCTTGTATTCTGGCGAGTCTTTGCCTAGAACTTCTTCAAGTGCTCTGTGACTTAGCTGGTTAGCCCTGGCTTCCTGTAAAAGCATAGACACTGGATTAAGCCCGTAGCTTACGGAATACAAATCGTGAGCTAAGCCTTTGGCTTGCCTTTTCAAAAACCCATCATCTTTAGAGCCTGGCCTTATGCCGTACAGCCTGTTGTGGTCCAAAGCGTGGCCTAGTTCGTGCTGTAGGATAGCGTGTTCGTTTGCGTATTCGCTGATAGTATCGGTAACTGGGTTGTAGTGAGAACCTCTAACCAACGGAGTAGTCAACGACGCTGCAAGAACACCAGGAGCGCCTAGCAGTTTAGAAATTAAACCTGTTTTCTTATTGTGAAAAGTTCTACCACCAACTCTCTTGTACCAAGGGTCGTTTTCGCCTCTGTTCTTCTTCCAAATCAAATCATCAATTAAATTGGTACCGCCTAACCTGACTACGGTGTCAGAAAGAGCTTCTGGATCATACTTAGCTATAGTTTCTGCTTCTTCTTTGTTTTTATTGAATTTTTCTTCATCTTTCCAGAAAATGCCTTTTCTAGAAGGGTCTACATAAGTGTTCTTTGAAAGAAGAAGGTTAGGCAAAGACCCAGGATTAACACGACCAACTGTGCTGGCTACCAATCTGCTAATTGGGCCGCCTTCTTCTACATACAAAGCTTTTTTCTGCAACTCAGCTGCCTTTTTACCCATGAATCCAGCGATAGTGTTGTATACAGGATCGATACCGCCAGCGGCTGCGCCCAGACCACCACCGAGTAGACCGCCAGTTAGAGCGCTTGAGAGCAGCCCACGCTTCTTTTTCTTGTTGCCTTCTTCGTCTTCGTCACTACCGAACATGCTGCTAAGAGCACCAATGCCTGCTCCACCTAGCATGCCAATACCCGCGCCGCCCAGTGCTCTAAGGGCGCGCAATCTGTTTTCTCTGCTTAGATTGTTAGTCATGAAGTTAGTAGCTGCTTGTGGGAGCATACCAGCTACAGTGCCTTCAAAGCTGTCTAACTTCAAAGGACGTGCGTCAATGGCTTTGGCTTTGTCAGCAATGCTTTTACCGAAACCCTTAATGTTGTCAAGCAAGCCTTGAGTTACTTGTGGCCCTAACTTGCTTGCGTTATTCGCAATGTTAGTGCCAGTCTGCACAGCTTTAGTAATGGCTGGGATGCCTAGGCTAACGGCTGCTGGAAACAAAGCTTGCTTGTCGTTCATGGTTAAACTCCAAATGTATTCCTATATCTTAGCAGTGAGTTAAACTATCTATCAATTGTTAATCAAAGAACGCCAGTGCTCTCGTTAGGCTTAGCTATTTCTTTAGGGTCAAAGCCTTTTATTTTTCCGCTTTGACCGAAACCTACAGACTTGGCTAGAGAAGGTACAAAAGATGTACCAGACTCATCAGCTATGCCTCCAGCCCACACGCTTTTTAGCGTGCCCTTCTGTAGATTGGACCCCAACATTCTTGTCATCCAATCTGGATCATACTGCAAATTGTCCAAACCTCGCAAGAAGTGAGGCTCAAATGGAGGAGGCTCTTGGTGAGCTGTAACCTCCTTAATGCCAAACTCATCTAGTTCCTTGATTACTGACGGCGTAAGCCTGGTACCTACGCTGTAGTGAAGAGTAGGTCGTTCTAGGTATCGGTTACGAAGATTCTTGGGTGCGCCAACTTGATAACCGTCTCTAGGCTTCCAGCTGCGCTCAAACATGTCATAAGGAATCACATCTTCTGGCATGTTCTCCCCAACTTCGTCAGTAAGACGAATATGGTTGATAAGCCCTCTGGAGAGAACTTCTATATTACGTCTGTTAGCTCCAAGCCCAGCATCTTGCATGGACTTCCTGAAAGCATTAACAAACTGCCTTCGGCCTTCGCCTAGTCCTTTGTGTCTTACGAACTCCGCTGGGTTTGGTACACCGTCAGTCAATATGTCCCCAGCTTCTACCTCATCTCCAACTTTGTAATTTATTGCAGCGTCAGGGTTTACGTAATGCTGCATGCCTTTGATAGTTAAAAAATAGCCGCCTGTTGGAGCTGGCTTGATCTCGTCAATCTTGCCGTCTGCCTGAGCGTGGGTAGCCCAGTACGGAGATTGCTTTGGAGATTGAATTAGCTGGTTAAGGACTTTAAACCCAGAGATGGACTTACCACCAGCCACGCCACCTGAGTGTTTGGAAGATAGAGTGCCTTGGCTGATAGGCTCGCCTAGCGCTTGCGCTGCAGCGATGCCAACAAAGTCGCCAGTCCCAGGAAGGCCGCCACGTTCACGTATTCCCACATCTCTCGCATACAGCCCACCGTCTGGTGATCCCATAGCTACAGGACTTCTGACAGCTATTCTCTTAACGCCAAGGTCTTGAATAGCCTTCATTACCTTGGGAGTAAGAACTGTATTTCTTTTATAGGGACCCACTGGAATAGCTAAAAGAGCGCCTTCGTTATCTGGGTCGTCTACGTCTACTGGCATGCCTCTGGTAGCCGCGTACTCGTCATCTTCAGCGTCCCTGCCTGTGACGATTAGTCTGTGGCCTAGCTGGGTAGAGACTTGAGGTTACCAGGTTTACCTCTAGAGCCTGACAATACCTGAAGAGCCAAGGGGTTCTGCTCAGCCTTGGACTCTTCCATAATGTCTTTTTCTAGCTTTGACTGGTAGCCGAGCACAGTCTCGATAATTTTGTCGTTTTTAGCCTTATCGTCAAGAAGTGGGTTGCGCTGAATGTCTCGAACTTTAGCTTTTATTTCTAAATTAGCTTTCTTAGCTGACACAGCTGTGCTGAGAGAGTCCAAACCAAACGAGAAGCCACCAGTTGTATAGGCTACATCTCTGCCTACATCAAACATTTTCTTTAGAACTGGTCTGTAGTTGTCTGGATCGTTCTCTGCTATGTCCTGAAGAATTTTCTGTACGGTCTTACCGTCCATAACGCGATTGTAATCGCGGTACTTCTCTGGAAGCGCCTCGTTTACAAGGAGTTGTCCTATGGTGGCTTTAACTGGCATATCTGTGTACCCGCGTGTAGTATTTAAGCCAGAGCTTGAGCAGCTTCTTTTTTACTTATTATGCCAAGAGCAACCATAGCCTGAACACCAGCAATTGTTCTTGGATCTGTTAGAACAATCTCGTCAGCTGCCAACATCTTGTCATACCACAATTTAACTAAGTCGTTTGATTTGGTGGCTGTAACTACTTTTAGTTGAGTTTCTTGGCTAAACCTTTCCATAAACTGCAGTGAAGACAGCTTCTCTACCCCACTAGACGGTGGGGCAGGAAAGTCTAGACCTAGCAAGTCTATTTGCGCTTCGCACTCTTCTTCGGTAGCAGCTTCAAAAATGCTATGTATCGATTCAGTCAACCCTTCTGACTCAAATAGTGATATAACAGTGCTGCCGTCGTGAACAAGACGCCAACTTTTTGCTGGACCAACTACAGGCATCGCTAATACTCCGTACTAGTTGTGCGTTACAGTACAGCCTCTTGCCACCAGCGTCGCCTTGGCAGCAAGACCTGTGGCTGAAGGGGTAGCGCTTGTACCACCAGATAGGTTAACCGTTCTGCTGCTATAGGCAGGGTATGGAGCGTTGTTAGTTCCATCCATATAAGCCAACGCTACGAGAATGCCATCGACAGAAGCTTGGTTAAGCGCAGCTCCTGTGCATATAAAATTACCGCCATAATTCATTGGAGTTTGTTTAACTGTAAAAGTCGTCAGGGCAGCGCAGTTTGTTACATTGAAAGAAATGCTATTAGACGCGCCAGCAAATTCTAAGTTAGGCAGGTTTATAGTTGTCAACATAGGTGAGTTTGTTACAGCGAACTGGCCTCCGTCAGTAGTGTAGCCAGTTGGAGTAGTTGAAGAATTGTTTGCCCAAGTAGGCTTCACCAGACCCCATTTTGTAAAGCTAGGTAAGCTTATAGTGGTTAAAACATTAAACGTTATTGGACTGTTCTGCCCTGCGCCAAAAGGCGAATTAAGTGTTTTTTTCAATAATGGAAAATTCATAGAAGTGAGGTAAGGCGCACTTGCCCAAAACCCTGTTGTGTAGTTAGCAATGCTGCCAGTGTACAGCAACTTAGGAAAGTTTAGAGTTTGAGCATAGACATGGTTAAGAATCATACCTCCAAAATTATGTAAAAGCTCAGGAAAAGAAATGCTTACAAGAGAAGAAGACGCGCCGAGGTAAATTGAATCTGCTGCTTTTAACTTAGGAAAATTAACAGTAGTTAAAGACGGAAATAGATCCGCTGTGCCTGCAAAATTGGTAATTTGAATTTCGCCTAATTCGGCTTCTGGTGCTGAAACCGACTGCACTACAGAATACGTGTTATACAAGTATACTTTGCAAAATTTTGCTTTTGGAATACTTATGTTTTGAATAAATTTTCCAGTATTATTACCAGTTCCAGCGTATAAAAATACTTCCTCGGCTTCTGGAATACTTATTGACGCAAGCCTAGGACAGTTATTGTTGTTTAGATATATTTTTTTGGCGTTTGGAAAAGAAAGAGATGTTAGGTTATAAAATTCATAAAAATTTCCTGAAAATTGGTCTAATAGCCAAGTAATGCTTGTAGTATTTGAAGTTTGATCGTGATCTGGTTGTGCTTGAAAAGTAACATTTCCGCCAATTTTTCCGTTAAGACTATTTTGCTGTAATTGTTGAAGCCCGTACAAAGGCTGATTCCAACCGCTATATGAAAGCTGCCCATTGTAATAGCATCTGAATAATTCTATGTTTGGATTAGTTATGGCTGGAGTGATTTGAAAAGCTCCAGAGCTGCCAAAACTAGATACTCCGTTACTTATAACCTCAGCAATAGACGCTTTACCAGCCACGCCAGTCGTAGCGTCGTTTACTATCAAGGTGTCTTGAGGTACAGGCGTTTTAGTTGTCAGCTGAGATCCAGTGTTTAGTATTTGAGCTGCCGTGCTTTTGCCAGTCTGCCCATTAAACGGATCAGCCACTGCCAACACATCTGTAGATGATGGTGTTCTGGGAGCCAACTCATTAATTGGTTTTACTGCCACGGCACAATCCTCAGATTGTTATTTCTTTGACTTCATTGCGTTGTTCTATGCCGAACTGCTTGAGAAGTCTTTTAAATTCTTCGTTCTCACCAGGCTTAGCTTTATAGACAGCTATGGTGTTGTTGTCGTATTCAATAGCCAAAAGAATAGGCTGGCCAAAGTTATCCTTTATGACCAGCCTATTCGCTTCTACTGATACTGAGTTGAACAAGCCATTGTTAAACTCAAGTTTCACGTTTACCTCTTTCTGCTTAGAGCATTCAGCATGTGACGAGCAGCTTCTGCCTTCTCTGACAAGCTAGCCTGTTTTCCACCAATCGGCTCAATTGGCTTGATTGGAGAAATGCCAGAGATGTCAGAAGCTGTAGGAGGAGCTTCTTGCTTGCCTTCTCCACCTTCAGCGCCTTCTTCAGGAGCTGCTGGCTTGTCAAGAATGTTGTAAGGAAGGCTTAGGCCCAGACTTTCGTACAGATTGATAAGCAGCTTCTGCTGCCTTTCCATGTACTCAAGCAACTGAGCTGGGTCCACCTTGGCAGAGCCTTTGCTCTTAGGCTTGCCACCGTTCTCACCACCGCCAGTCATAGCCTTCTGGATTTCTTCCTGAATCAGCTGCTTGATCATAGCTGGATCAGTGCCAGAAGGAGGAGCTGGGGGTGCGCCACCCATAAGGGATGGGTCCATGGGAGGCATGGGAGGCGCACCACCCATAGCGGCTGGATCCATTGGAGGAGCCCCACCCATCATTGCTGGGTCCATGGGAGGAGCGCCGCCCAGCATAGCTGGATCCATAGGAGGAGCGCCGCCTGGAGACATTCCACCCATAGCTGCTGGATCCATGGGAGGCGCACCACCTGCTGGAGGAGCGCCACCGCCTGGAGGAACAAAAGCTTGCTTGGAGGCCAGAGCTTGCTTTACGTTCCTAATCAGAATTGAGTTAAGAGGCATGTGTTTCACCCTTCTTAGTAGTTGCGACCGCCTGAAGTCCTAGCTGGAGGCACAGCCAAAGAACCAGCGTTACTTGGAATTACCGCATTAGTGACATTTTTCAAAACGTTAACAGGCGGCGCTGCTGGTCTGCCAGGAGCATTACGATTGTAGCTAAAACCGCCTGCGCCCATGCCGCCAGTCGCTTGGCCTACTGCTTTTGCTATAGGTGAGTTTATAGCGTCAAGAGTAACACGCTTACCTTGGTCGGCTGCGTTACCTGCTGTAAAAGCAGCAGCGTCGTAGGCATTGCTAGCGGCATTTTGAATACCCACTCCAACGTTGCCAGCAGCGTTTACTACGTTATTGGCAGCGTTAGAAACTAGGTTTCTAGGGTTGATTGAATAAGGGTCAGTGTTTGACCCAAAGCTAGGACCAACGCTGCCTGCAGTAAGCGGCACAGTGCCTTCTGTCAGCGATCTAAACTGAGGAGCTGGTCTGAATGGAATACCTCTGTCGTAAGGCTTGGGGGTTGGCGCTGAGGGAGCTGCTTTAGGGGTTTGCGCAGCTGCCATCTGAGCGCGAATATTTCTAGCTTCTTCAATAGCCTTGTCCATTGGAGAAGGGCCTTGAGGAATTTTTGCTCTAGAAGCAGCCATCTGCTGTTCTTGATGCTGCCTATAGGCCGTAGGACTAACTGGTTGAGTAGCTGGAGCTGCAGGGGCTACGCGCTGTCCAGGTTTAATGCCTAGCGACCCAGCGTCTCCACCAGCTACATAAGCAGAAGCTGCGTTTTGGTCTGGGGCGTAGAACACTTCGCCAGTCTGAGAGTGGCGGAAGCGCTGCATGCCTGCTGGAGCTGGCTGATACATAGCTCTGCTGGCTGCAGTATCTTCAGAAGGCAAAGGACCTTGGTCATATGGACTTGAAGGAGCCTGGACTGGAGCCTGCGCTGGAGCTTGAGCTGGAGCAGCGGCTCTTTGTTGATTAGCGTAATAAGCCTGCCTTCTACCAGGAAGAATAGGCACACCTCTTGGACTTATAATCCCAAAAGGACCAGCCAACTTTATTAAGCCTATCTCTGTGCCTGCTCTCTTAGCGTTAAGACAAGCTTGTTTTACATGACCAATTAGCTTTTTGTCGATTGCCATCGTAGTCTCCTGTGTAAGGCGTGAATACATTATTGCTCAGAAGTACCTAGCTGTCTATAACGCTTGATGCTAGTAGTTTCTGCCACCGCCTACTGGCTTGGCTGTAGAAACAGCAGGCAAATTAGGAGTTACAGGCTTGGGAGCAGACTGCTGAACAGGAGCAGCTGGCTTAGCTGCGTTAACGTCAGTTCTGCTAAACCTTCTGTCCAACATAGGTGCGCCTGCGTCCATATGGGAAGCTGGGCTGTATGGGATGTTAGGTTTGGTAGCAGGCTTGTTTGGGTCTACCCGTGGGTAGAAGCCTCCGTATCCTCTGTCAGCGTATGGAAACGCTTTTAAAGAATTAGCCGCTGTTTGCCCTAAGGTCGTTGGTAGTGAGTTTGTTACTACAGGCTTAGAGGGCGTAGCGTAACCCATTACTGCTCTTAATGGCAAAGACGAGGCCCAGGCTGTAGGGCCGTAACCCCATCTTCCTTCAGAATTTCGCAATTTTTCAATATTGTCTCTATAGTTTTTAAACTTGCTATGCGCTTCTTCATAGGTAACGTTGGGGTTTTTTCTCATATAATGAGTTGCTGCGTCTATTCCACTAATATATAACTTTTGACCTATTGCGTTGTTTACTTCTTTCAAGGTTTGTGGAATTTCTTGTAACTTTTTCTTAAAAGGGTAAAAAGTATTATTGTACCATTCGTTGTCTCTCATCATATTAGTAGCATTACGCCAGTCTGTGCCTCTAGGAGCATCCCCAGTTTGGTATTCGTAATAGCGTTCTGCTAGGTCTTGTGGGTCAATAAGATTAGCGTCACGCATTAAAAAGTCTAAATTACGTTCTGGTTTTATTGTTTCTTCGTATTCTTTCATAGCCTCAGGTACGTCGTTAAAATCTTGGCGAGGTCTGAGGTTGTATTTTTCCCTAAGATTTCTCATTAACGAGTAAGGATTAGGCTGGGTGATTGGTACGTCTTTCCAGTCTGCCTCCAGCTTGTCCTTAGCCCTATCTTTTAAAAGACGTTCAGTAACGTCTCTGCGCATGCCGCTTTGAGGATCAATAGCAGCTGGCTGCTCTGGCTCCAAATACTCAGGCCTAACATAAGGCTTTTCTCCTGTTACTTCTTCTGGAGGCACAGGAGCAGCTAGCTTGTGCATGGCTTTTTTAATTTGACCAATAAGCTTGTAGTTAAAAGCCATAACCAAGTCCTCAATTCAATATCACTACTTTCTGGTCTGACTCAATTTCACCGTTCTTATAAGCTCTTATTGCGTCAGCCTTTGTAGCAAAGTATCTCTCTGGTTTATTAGACACGAAAGCTGTGGCGTGATACAGACCACCTTGGTACTCGTTCTTAGGCAGCTGGTGAGCCTTGAAGTTCTTGGTGCTCAGCAGGTTCTTGCTGGGCAGCATCTTCTCAAGAGCGTCCTTAACAGCTCCGTCAGAGACAGGAACGTGATAGTTCATCGTGTCTCCATCGAAGTCTGCACCAAAGCCAGTAACGATAGCTGGAGGAATCTGTAGAGTCTCAGCCTTGGTCAGCTGGGGCCTGAATGCCATTACGCCATACCTGTGAAGCACAGGTGCGCGAGTGATGATAACTGGACGCTCGTCCATCTCCTGTAGCAGAGCGTCCTTAGCTGCCTTATCCTTCTGCTCTACTAGCTCAGCAGCTCTAACAGGAGCAACGCCTCTACGCGCCAACCTTCGTACGATGAATGGCTTGTAGATTTCCCAAGCCTTGCTCTCAGGCAGACCTACTTGGTCCATGTCCAAGTCTGGGTTAGGTGTAATAACACCTCTACCCACCACGTCTACAGTCGTACTAAGCAGCTTGCGCTGCATGGTGGAGAACTTGGGGTTATCTCCAAAGATGTACTTGAGTACGCCTTTGACCTGCCTCTCCTGGTTCTTGGGGCTTACTGGATCCCCCAACCCAGTAACAGCCTTGAAGCTCTTATAGAGCGCAGTACGCTCATCGCTTAAGTTGTTGCTGAAGCCTGAAGTTTCTTTTAGAGCTTCGTTAGCCTCGAACGCCTCTTTGTACAGATAGTTGGCATCTGCTACTAGGGGCCTGCCTGTAGCTCCCATGACAGACACAGGCCTGAAGGCTGGAGGAAGAACAGGAATCTTGTCCATCATCCATTCCGATGGGCTTAGTCCAAGCTTGGCCGAATGCTTGAGCACAGACCAGCGCTTGAGAGCAGCGTCCTTTGTGGACTTTCTACCATTACGCCATTCGTACTCAGCTTCTCTAGTAGCTTTCTCTAGGTTTATATTACTAAGCGCGTTCTTGATGGCTTGTGGGCCAGTCTGGTCGCCAATCGTGTCCTTACCAGCAAGAATATCCATGAACTTGTTCTTGGTAAGGCCCAGCACTCTGCGGATAGGCTCTTCCATTACTGGATTAGGCATGGGCTCATGAAGCTTGATGTAGCTCCATTGATTGCCTCCATGCCCACCAGTAAGGGATGGATCAAACAGACCACCCTTGATTGGCTTCAAGCCTTCTTTCCAATCAACAGTCTCAGCAGATGTGATCTCTCTGCCTTTGGCTAGTTCATCAATGTCCTTATTAGTTAAGGCCATAATCTGAATACGAGGTCCGTTTCTTACTGGGTTGATACCAGCAGAGCGAAGCTGATTGAAGAACTTGCCATACACCAAAGGAATCTTTGGTGGTGGGGGAGTCTTGCCAGCCATGAAGCTAGCCCAGTAATCCTGGTTCTTCTGCCCACGAATAGACTTGGCGTCTGTAATGACTTCCAGAGCGCCGTGGCTGAGCAGAGCATTCGTATCAGCAAGAGATACTCTCTTACTGCCCTGAGGCCCACCCTTGGCTGGAGTGTCTTCTGCTGTATAAGAACCAAGACCACGGCCAGAGCCTTTGCTCTCAGCCATGTGGTGTAGCTTCATGAAGAAGCGATTGCCTGTGAATACGTTCTTTATCTTTCTATTGCTGTCTGGGTCTTCTACATCTTCAAGGTCTTTCAGGCCGTGCTTCTTGAGTTCGTCTTTTGCGAACTGCACCATGTCCTTGATGTCAGAGAAATCTTTGACAGCGTATCGTTTGCCAGTCTTCTCCGCGATCTTACCTAGAGCAGCCTCGACCATTTGGCTTGGATTAGTTCTGGAAATGATACCAAGGGGGTTGACCAACACTTCAAAAGGCCTGCCTTCTGAATCCTTGGGCATCTTGTCATCTGGAATGATGTCAGCGATAACGCCCTTGTCGCCATAACGACCAGATAGCTTGTCAGCTACCTTCATTTCTGAGTAGCCTTTGACAGTAACAAGCATACCTTTTTTGGTTTTTTCTACGTCTGTAACTACGCCTGGGTCATCGTGCTCCCAAGTGATGCTGGAATCGTTGTATAGTTGACCTCTCGACCTACCAATCTGGTTGTGCGCTCTTTCTTTTTCTTTTATCTGAAGAATAAGAGGCATATCTTTGTGTACTACAGTTCCTGGCTTAACAACGCCATCGTCGTCTAGTGTTTCTAACACTTTTCTGTCATAAGAGCTTGGAAACATAGAGATGTAATTTTTCTTTCCGTGCTTTAGGCCCTCTTCGAACTCAGTGTCGTGTTGATACATGTGCTCAGAAGCTAGCTTTTTAGCTGCTGACTGAGAGATAACAATAGCGTCTTCAAAGTTAGCGCCCTTGTATGGCACATAAGCCGTACGCAAGTTTAGGCCTAGAGCCGTAGCTCCTTTATCGTTTGTGAAGTTTGATTTGGCTAGTAGCGTATCTTTGTTAACCATGTCACCGACTTTTACTGTCGGCGTGTTGTGCAAGAAGGTTTTTCTGTTGTATGGCAGATTGTTATGCAGTTCGTGTTCTACAATCTTACCGTCTGCGCCCTTAATCTTTATGACGTCAGGAGTTACTTCAACCACTTGTCCTTCTGCGTTGCTTTTGATAGCGCCCATGTAAGAGCCGTAGCGCTCTTCAAAAGACTCGTCTGCGTCACCAGGAACACCAGCCTGTACGAATGGAGCTTCAGCGTCCTTGAGAGGCAGAGCCTGAGTTGTCATTCTCGCGCCCATCATGACGCGCTGCCCCTTGGTGGCGCTCTTGAGCGGAATCATATTAACTAGAGGATTGAATGAATCTTCCATGTGAGGAAGAGTGAACTCTACTTGGTCTCTAGGTACGTATTTGATCAGCAATGTCCTGAGGAGACTTCCACTCAGGCGCTCCAGTCTTAACGTTAAGAAACTTCGTGTATATCTTGCCGTTTTGGCCTTTCATTGTGCTCATAGCCAAACGACTATCTACGCCCACCTTCAAAGATTCAGGGGTGAGCAGAGGATCTACGTAACCAAAGTGAGAAGGCTGCACAGAGCGCGCTTCTTCTGGCACAGCGTCAAGAGATGGAATACCACCTTCGCCAAGCCTGCTCATACGAGTCAGCTGGCCGAGGATTTCAGCGTTGTTCACTTCTTCCGATGGCTGGCCTAGCCCTGAGGATATGATTGCAGCCTTAACGTGCTTGTCTAGAAAACCAGAAGATAGAGAAGATAGGTTGTTCTTGAAAGTAGCCTTCCACAGGATTGGATTGATTACCTTATAAGCAGACCTAATACGTTCAGCGAAGAAGTCCTCTGGGCCATAGATCATCTGGTAGGCCATAGCGTCACGGTCATCTGGTTCAGCTTCTCGCTTCTGCACAGCTAGAATCTTTCTTGTAGAGTCCAGCATCGCGTCAATGGACAAGTTCTTATATGGCTTGCCTAGCGTTCTATTGGTAACTACGTCATCAAGCTCCATCTTGTTAAACAGTTCTCTTAGCTTGCCAGTACGAGACTCTGCTCCTAAAGCAAAGTCACTTTTGCGAAGCATCTTTTGGGCTATCTTGTCTACAGCTTGTGGGTCGTTGTTTTTGGCGTTGATCTCGTATAGCTCGTTGCCCCAAGCCTTACGAATCTGATCGTCTTTTGCCCCTAACGCTCTTAGCAGAGGAAACAAAGGAATAGACGCCTGCCCAAGCGTCATCTTGAATACACCCTTCTCTGGGTCAAGAGTGTACCTGTGAGATACGCCCTTACCTGGCATTACGTTTACGTGGGACTCTATCTCGCCGTTGGCTTTCTCTCTAGTGAATACCCCAGGACGCAGACGAGCTTGGTTAGCCAGTGTGTACTCAACACCGTTAAGTACAAACGTACCGCCATTGGTCAGCTTGGGGATACGCGCCATGGTTACTTTCTTCTCGTCAACGACATTGTCGTTGAGATCAACAAGCTGCCATGTGCCCTGTAGACGCCTCTCAAGGCTTTCTTGCCTCAAAATGGCTTTCTTACGCTCAGCGATTGTTGGCTTGTCGTTATCTACGTATTGGGCATTTACCAATCGCATCTTATAGCGATTATTGGAAAACTCAGGCATCTCCTGAGCTGCCTTGAGAACGCTGTCATAGATAGACTGTCTAGTCTTGTCTATGTCCGCGAAGCCACGCATGCTTTGCTGAGGCATGCTGACTTCAGGCAATACGGCTCCAGGTAACACGCCCGTATTAGCCTTTGGAGTTATGTTCACAAATGGCTTAACAGCCGACCCTGTTGGCTGGATCGGCTGTTCAGGTGACTCAAAGTCTAGTACCGAGGGCATGCTACTTTCCTCAGTTTTCTACTTGCACGTAAGGCTCTGGAATATTTTCGTTCATTCTAGCAAGTTGTCTGGCTTTGGCTGCTTCGTTTAGCAGCTTGGTCTTGTCTCTATCCTTGTAATACTTGTACGCCAAGTAAGCTGCGCTAGTAGGAACAGCTGCCAGGCCAAGTAAAGCTGGTCCAGTTACGTAGCCAGAAGCGTCTCTTAGCTTGTCACCACCAAGACCGATAGCGCCAAACAGCTTTGAATGCAGCCAGCGACTAGCTGAAGTGATTGGTCCTGGTTCTTCGGATACTTTTAAAATAGTAGCTAGTTTCTCAAGGCCGTCAGAAATTTCTTTGACCATAGATGTTTTGCTTAAACCCAGTTTTTTTGGATCATATGAGTTAAGCAAAGCTTGATTAAATTCTTCTTCTGCGTCAGCAACTTCTTGTTCCATATCTTGTTTTCTTTTTTCTTTAGCCATGTCGCTTACTAGTTTGTGTCCCAAATAAGCGGAGCCTAGACCCGTAGCTACAGCAGCCAAAGGAAACAAAGGAATGCTCAGAGGACTTTTAACGTCAACTTTAGGCGCAGCTGGGGCTGCGGGAGTGCCTCCAGCACCAGGAGCAGCTGGAGTAGGCGCTGATTTAAAGTCATCTCCCAGCAGATAGCCAAGCCAGGTTCTTTCACCAGCCATCTTCTCTACGTCATCGTCGTCATCTAGCCTGTTATCTACGCGAGTAGCTTCAACTCTTTTTGGATGTGGGATTTTCACCATCTGAGGAGCCATGGTAGCCAAATCGGCCATAGGCTTCTTAGTCTTTGATGCATTAGCCAGAGCGGCCAGTACGCCGCCCCCTACACCAGCGCCTAAACCTCCAGCTAACAGCCATCTTAGAGCTTGAGCCTGCGATTCGTTCATTTTAGAGTCTCCTCTGCAGGTGCTTGGGTAACACACCTTGCACTTCTGCCCATTCTAAATGAATTTTGATCTCTCGTCCATCTGTAGAGAGCATCTTTGTTCTGTCTAATTGCACATACTGCTTATTGGCTATACGGTCTCTAACGTCTGTATATTCCTTTAAGTCAGTAGTGTTGCTCAAGTCAAACACACGAACCTGAACATTCAACACATGCGGAATACTTTCAAACTCTTCCTGGGTAAGATTCGCGTTAACGTTACCATTGAGAGGAAAGCCGTAAGCAGTGGTGCCAGTATCTGGTTTATACTTGGCACCCATGCCAAACTGCCCCAGTATGTTCAAAAGCCACCTTTCCCTTCTAGTAACTTACGCCTCTTGGCAGCCATACGAGTCCTATCAGCCAGCCTCTTATACTCGTTAGCAAGTTCCTGACTTTTGATTTCTTCTTCTGCCAGTGGGTCTTCTTGGCTGTTAGCCATAAACTTACCAGCTGCCAGACCGCCTCCAGCCAAGCCAGCTAACCCTAAACCAAGTAAGGGCCAAGACCAGCCTTTTTCTGATGCTGAAGGTCCAGCTATGGCTCCTAAAGCTGCTGCCGTTGGATCGCCTCCGCTAGCTGCCCAGCCAGCTACACCTCCTCCGATATGCGGTACGGCTTTCTGTCCAAGGCCCCAAGCTGTGCTAGCGGTACCAGCAGCTGCTCCTAGACCAAGAAGTTTGCCAAGGCCTTTAAGACCCTTAAAAGCAATAGAGCCGACTCCAGCTTCTTTCACCTGACCGTACTTAGACTCGGCCTTGGCTACAGCGGTCTTAACTCGCTCATGGATTTGCTCAAGGGTAAGCCCCTCCTCAGCGCACCGACTAAGGAAGGCTACTTTGAATGATGTTACAGCGCTCATGATCACCTCTGAGGAATGTTAAGGCCTGACAGTGATACGTAAACTTTTCTTCTTTCTTCTACTTGTTGGCGCAAAACTTCAGGATCTGTGGGCGTTCCTTGCTCTTCTGCAGCCAAAATAACTTCCATAAGTCCTTTAGCAGCAAGGAGTAACTCCTTGATCTCGTCCCTATAATGCCCCTGTCTTTGTCTCATGCTATCTGCCTCTCGGGCTAAGGCTATAGCGCGATATCGCATTACCATAGGGGCTTCTATTTTCATTTCTCCTGAGCGTTCGTCAATAATGTAGACCATTCCGTCCTGTGCCCAGTACTTCAGGTCCCTAAACGAAAGTACCTTTCCTTCCTTGACAATGTCCTTGCTCATAGCCTTCCTTTCGTGTTAGTTAGCCCTACCAGTCATGACTTCATACTGTTTAACTTTATCCTTTAACTTGCCTCTTAGCAACGACAAGGTTTCCAGGTCACTAGACACCTGAGGATCACAAGCCTTCTCGTTAGCCTTCTCCATCTCCTCTATGTCCTTATCCAACTTCTTGAGGTATTCGATAGTAAACTCGTATAGCTTCTCTGGAGTTAAGTTGCCTACAACATAAGCCATCATCATTTCTTCCATAGTCATAGGCTTATACCTCTTTAAGGTGTATTAGTCAGAATACCTTAAAAAAGACTTTCGTAACAAGATGTAGCCGAGGGGAGGAAGGAATAGATTATTTTGTTTTTACATGTGTTTCTTAGCGTTAAGACTTTATATGTCTATTCGCCTTAATGATGGAAGCGTTGAAAGCTTGTCTTCTGGCTTATGCGTTGGTCTGTCTGGAACAAACTTCTTTTCTACTTTTATTGCTTTCTTATCTATCTTAACACTGAGAACTATTGAGTCATCATCTTCTGCTAATAGAAAAAGGTTATCAGAAGCTATTCTTGTTCCGTTTACTAGCAGTCCGCAGGGGATGTTTGAATTGGTTATTTCTATAAGGAGTTTGGGAAATACTGGAGGCCCAAACAAAGATGATGACACAGACACATTAGAGGCATATGGATACATGACGTATCCAGACAGGTTTCTCTCCTGGTCTGGAACTGAGTTGAATATTCTAAAGTCTTCAGGTCTTGGGGTTGGATTTGTGCTAGATGTCGATGACTCTAGAGTGCTGTTCGCTTGTGTTTGATTGAAGTACTGGACTATTTGATCCAATATCTGGTTGGTCAACGCTGACAACTCTGGTTGAGAATCTGTGCTCAATTTCGTAATCCTCCCTAGGCAGAACGAATTCTGTTCTTACTATCATATTTTCTCCAGCATCAATAGTGCTAAGGCTGTTAACCTTTATCTTTGCTGAGTTCCCGATGCTGAAGGATTCGACAGTAGAGCCATAAAGGTTATTAGGCTCGGCTACTCTAACGTTGTTAATTTTAAATTTTCTTTTGGGTCTTTCTTCTGGAACAGTGGTTTGGCGATCTAGCCTACGGGACTCTACAGCGAGAAGTTCTCTAAATTCAGTAAACGCTGCGGAGCCGTGAAACTCTATAGCTGACATTTCTGTTCTTATTTCATGGCGGCATTCTGGAGGATGACTAAGCCTCTCCTCTGCGTTTATCAAAGCATTGAACCAGGAGTACAAGTCGCCTTTCTTTATTACCCTTTCGCTAAAGAAAGAATGCCTGAGGGCCTCCCTGTCTAGCGAGTACAGAGGGAAAGCCATGTCTGTTATGGCTAGCATTCTTTCGTTGTAGGCTATGAGAATGTCCTTGGTTCTTGACTTTCTTAAACGCGCTAAACCCCTTAGCTCGCAAATTATTTTAAATCTGTGAAAAGCGCAAAAGCCTGCTCTGGTGTTATATATAGATAGCATGTCGTTAGTTGTATCGCAAAAGCATTGCCCTACAAACCTGTTTAATGCGTCTCCGCGAGCTGTGTCTAGGTAAGAATCATACCTGGGTATGTTCCAACGGGACAAAGAATACGAATCAAAAGTTGGTAATTCCAATTCCCAAGAAGACATGTTGCTTGGGTATATGTCATTAAATACTGGAGGATTGTAAGCCATGGCTTCTTCCTATAGCTCGATGCTTCTTGTTTCTGCGACAGGCGACGATATTGGATCATACTCCGATGACACCAATCTGGTAGGCCTCAGCACGCTAGACCTTGTTGTTTGAGTCAGAGCTGCTTGATGCGATTCAATCAAGTCAGGAATAAAACTTCTCCATGTTCTGTTTACCTCTAAACTTATAACCTTGAATGTATTGCTTGGAGTAAAGTTTCTCCATGGGCTAGCTATTTTAGATAAAGGCTGCATTGGTATTTTTAGCCTGTTATCCATTTCATTGGTTTCGTTTACTCCGAGATATTGCCTGAATATGAGAGCAAACTTTCCGAGTATGATTTCAGTTTCCCTCTTGGCTCCTACCAGAAACCTGAATGATGCGCTTGGAACTTCTCTATTTAAGTTGCTGTGCAAAGACTGTTGAAACTGTAATTCTCTTTCCAACACAGTCAGCAAACATGTGACCCATAATCCCATGGAGTCCAGATTGTATATCAGTGTTGATCTTCCATAATCCAAATCAACTAATTTATGTATGCAGTGCGCTTTTGGGTTATATAGGGTTTTTGCTGCTTTCACCAAATCCCTGCAGTATTTGGCTACGGTTTTAATGTAGATGCTTTCCGCTGTGGTCAAATACGACATTCTCAACGGATTGTGTTGCAGCGTTATTAGCTTTGAAGTGATATAAGCAATTTGCAATCTATATATGTGAGAAGCGTTGTAAAAAAAGTCATCTGACAAAGGCGTGTAGGGATCGAGAGGAGCTAGCAGAAAGTCTGTAGACAGTACGGGGCTTCCAGGCCCCATGTTGCAATCTATAAGGGGATGCTCCTTGTACATGCCTGTAGCCATTCAAAGCTCCAGTCGTCTTGATGGAGAAGCTTGTTCAGTAGTTTCAACAGTATCTTCTTGTATAGGCAAAGGTCTAGGCGTGTGTATCAAACTTTCGTCCCTGTTTGATACGACAAATACGCAAGCTCCTGGTATTATTGGGATTTCGAGTTTCAGATTTGTTACGTTATCTGGTAGAGCTGTGAGTTGTATGCTGTTGCAAGGTATTGTGCGTCCGTTAAGTCTAAGCCCTATAGTCTGCCCAGTTCTTGGGCAGACTACCAGCTCCCAGAAGTCTATGTGTTCAGACAAACTGGCCTCACATTCCAAATAGACCTGGAACTACTGCCTTCAAAGCGCCAGCAAACATTCCTGTTTGTTGAAGAGTGTTTTGAGCTTTGGGGGTCAGCCCAGCCAAAGCCCCAAGAACTTTACCTCCCAGGTAGGCCTGAGACAAGCCAGCCCCCATACCCACACCTATCCTGGCTATATCAAAAGGATTGATGATACCGCTGTTGCCCTTCGATTGGTCAGCAGCTTCAGTCAGTCCAACTGTGGCAGCTCGTATGGCTGGAGGGGTAAACGGATCCATCATTACAGTCCTGTTGAACGCGTCTACAGGAATGTCTGCCAGTATTCCTAGACCTGACCCAGACGTACCGTAATCAAAAGCTTCTTTGGTTGTGTAGACTTCAAGCTTTTCGTCAAAGAAAGTAGTCAATTCCTGGCTAGCTTGTTTTATTGCTTTGCTCTGCTGCCCGAAGAAAACGTTTGGCTCTATCCAAGCGTTGAATGAGCTTCTTTCTGGATCTTGCCAATTACGCTGACCTACAGTTCCTAGATAGGCTGCTGGAGCTGCGCCAGCCAAAGCGCCAAGAAGAGCAGTAGTCTTACGAAGCTTACCCCTTTCTACGTAATCTTCAGGCAACAGTCGTTCTGCCAAAGCCCCACCAGCGTAGCCTAGGCCTCCACCCAACAAGCCAGAAGTTAGCATAGAAAACAAAGGACTTGTGCCGAACTGACCTAAAGGCTTGTTCCAAGCAGCTGGGGCCAAGTTCATGGCTTGAGTTATCGGCTTAATTACTTTCCAAACAGGAGTGCCAGCTTTCTTGACGTAAATCCATTGACCTTTGTCTGAAAGTCTTGAGTCAATGTATCCAACAGCAAAACCTTGCTTTTCAAGATGTTCCTGAGTCTTGTAGCAATCGGTGTAAAGTGATGTGTGGCCGTTGTTGAACCAAACTACAGCTGAGTCGTTTGCCATAGCTTTTTTGACAGAAGTGTAAAAAGGCAAAAGCTTTAAAGCAGTTTCTTTAACTACAGAAGAAAGATTTTCAAACGTAAGATTCATGTGTTTCCCCTTAACATTACATTTTGGTAAGCAAGCCTAAAATCGGTTTGATACTATGAAGGCTGCTTCCTACAATCCCTTAGTCATCGCCCAAAAACGGCGATGATTTTTTTATCCATCAGTCGGAGATTGCAAGAATGGCTGGTAACGCTCGCTCTAAAGATATTGTCGCCAAATTGGAATCTAAGTTCAAGGTCTTGAAGAGGGACGGAAGAACAGAAGACTTCAAAAGCAGCAAGGTCAAAAGCGCTATTAAGCGCGCACTGATTAACGGAGGACGCTATAAGGCTGAGACTGCTGAAACAGACTCAACTCGTTTAACGGCTTCGGTTTGTAACCTGGTAGCCAAGACTGGCGATACCCTTATCAAGGTAGACGCACTACAGGATATCGTCATTAGGCAGCTTTGGGCAGACAATCTGGACGAAGTAGCTACTCACTACACCCTTTACAAGGAAGATCGTAAACGAGCCAGAGAAAGTGACCCTATCGATCCAGCTTTGAGGGAAATGATTGCCAAAGACTCTGAGCACTTTGGTGAGCCCATTCAATACTTCCAGCTTATGACCAAGTTTGCTCGTTGGCGTGAAGACAAGAAGCGCAGGGAAACTTGGCAAGAAGCCTGTGAGCGAATCATGGGTTGGCTAAAGAAACAGCCTAGGTTGAAGAAAGTAGAAAAAGAAGCTTGGGAAGAACTTTACAACTATCTGTACAACCAGCAAGCCAGCCCAGCTATGCGCGTTGTGCAGATGGCTGGCCCACCTCTTGATCGTTGTAACGTGGGTGTGTTCAACTGCTCCTACATGCCCATCACTGACCTGTTCTCGTTTGTGGAGCTGCTCTACATTCTCATGCAGGGTACTGGTGCTGGCTTCTCTGTAGAGGACAGCTACATTGAACACCTTCCTCGCATCAAGCGACAGAAGGGCGGTGATAAGAAGAAGCACACAGTTGAGGATTCAACCGAAGGCTGGTGTGACGCTCTCAAGCTTGGCCTTGAGACTTGGTTTGAAGGAGACGATGTAGAGTTTGACTTCAGTAAAGTTCGCCCTGCTGGTGCCATTCTCAAGACAAAAGGTGGTCGTAGCTGCGGACCAGAGCCTTTGAAGGATCTGCTGCGCTTTGCCAAAGACCTTATCATCAAGCGTCAAGGTAAGTATCTTACCCAGCTTGACTGCCATGACCTGGCTTGCATGGTTGGCAAGATCGTGCAGGTAGGTGGTGTGCGTAGAGCTGCGCTTATCTCTCTGTCTGATCTAGACAGCGAAGAAATGCGTAACGCCAAGTCTGGAGCTTGGTGGCAGAACCACGTGTATCGTTCTATGGCAAACAACTCTGCCGTATACGACGAAAAGCCAGACGCCATCAAGTTTATGGATGAATGGCTTAGCCTAGCCAAGTCAGGCTCGGGTGAGCGTGGCTTGTTCAATCGAGATGGCGTATTGCGCATGCTGCCTAAACGGCGCAAAAAAGCCAAGTTTGGAACCAATCCTTGTTTTCATGGTGATACACGTATAGCCACTGAAGTCGGGCTTATCCGCATTGCGGATCTGGCCAACGACGGAAGAGCTTTTAAGGTAGCCGTGGACAACCGTAACAAAGTTGGTCAGCAAGACTTCAGAGTAAATCTGATGGACGCTACTCCAGCCCAGGTTACGCAAAAGAATGTCATGACTTATAAAGTCACAACCGAGCACGGCAACGAGCTTATTGTGACCGATAACCATGAGTTCCCCACTAACAGGGGGCGTCTGCAGCTGAAAGACATCAGAGTGGGTGACACTCTCATGCTTCAATCAGATGAAGGCTTTTTCGGTATGGAAGGCAATTACAGCGAAGGCCTAGTCATGGGCATAGCTGCTGGAGCTGGCCATATTGAAAAAGAAGGCCAACGACAGACGATGAACATTGAGAGATTCTTCGACAATGTTCTTAACGCTAAGATGCTTGGCGATTGCAAACGCGCTATCAATCGCATCACTACCAGCGGAAGTGTAAAGCTAAAAGAATTAAAGTCGCACAAGTCAGTTAAGTTGTCTGGTACTTTGTTTACCAGCAAACTGCAAAGCATGTGCGGTTTTAGCTCTGTAGCTAACCTCAAAATGGAAGTGCCAGAAGAGATTATGCGTGGCAGTCGCGGTATGGTGGCTGGCTACCTTGTAGGTTTGTTGTCATCTGGAGGAGTAGTCCAAAGGGTGAAGAACATTCACAACAAGCGCCTTGAGATGAATATGGTTTTGACTTCTGAAAGCCACCAGATGCTTTTAGACGTCCAAAAGCTGCTGCTGAACTTTGGAGTTGTTTCAAAGATTCGCAGAGCTAGCGACCGTAGCGTGTCTTCCGTGCCGTTGGTTGACGAAAAGCGCAAAAGCAATGTCGAAGCTTATTGTCTTATCGTTAACAACTACAACTGCGCCACACTTGTGGATCGCGTTGGTCTGGACGGAGCTTCTCTCAGTCAGCTGATAGAGTGTGTCAACGACGATAGCGCCGTAGACAAGCTCAGGGCTGAAGAGTACACCACAACCATCAAGAGCATTGAGGAGTACTACAAGACAGACGTGTACTGCCTCAATCAGCCAGCAACTCACAATTTGTTGGCTAACGGCGTAGTCGCAGGCAACTGCGCTGAGATCATTCTCAGGCCAAACGAGTTCTGCAACCTAAGTATCGCTGTGGCTCGTCCAGACGATACTGCGGAGTCTCTGGCCAACAAGGTCAGGGTCGCCAGCATTTTCGGTACTCTTCAGGCTACTTGCACCAACTTCAAGTACATTCGTGAAGCTTGGCACAAGAACTGTGAAGAAGAAGCATTGCTGGGTGTGGACATCACAGGTCAAATGGATTGCCCACTTCTGCGTCCAGGCGCTGAAGGTAGGGACAAGCTGCTACAAGACCTTAGGGACTTGGCAGTTAAGACCAACGAAGAGTGGGCCAAGAAGCTAGGCATCAACAGGGCTGCTGCCGTAACCTGTGCGAAGCCTTCAGGCGACTCTGCCCAGTTCTTCAACTGCGGATCTGGCATTCACGCCTGGTTCGGCAAATACTTCATTCGTCGTGTGCGTGAACGAGCTGCCACAGTGTATGTCGATCCGCATGAATGGCTCGAAACAGGAGCTTGGGTTCACAGACACTTTGACGAGATTAGCGGCGTCAGCTTCCTTCCTCGCGATAACGGTACTTATACTGGTACTCCCTATGAGGAGATCACGGAGGAAGAGTACACAAAGAGAATGGCTGAACTGCCTAAGATCGATTGGAGTAAACTGATTCGCTACGAGACTGAGGATAATACCACAGGATCACAAGAGTTTGCTTGTGTGGCTGGGGGTTGTAACCTGTAATAAAGTCGCATATACTGAACCTCACAACAACTGGTGTTTGTGAGGTTCAGTATTATGTCTTGGTACGACAATAACGGTGTACGGCATGAAGGAAGGAAAAAAGGCGTTAGAAACAAAGACAATCCAAATAAAAAAACTTATGTAAAAATTGGCGATAAATACGGAAGATGGTCTGTAGTTAAAGAAGTACCAGCAGAGAAAAAACTAGGAAGCAAAACACGTGGAGAAAAAGTATTCTTGTGCGTATGTGCCTGCGGCACAAAAAGACAGGTATTAAGCTACAATCTCAGAAAAGGAAAAACAAAAAGCTGTGGTTGCGACGTACCAAAGGCAAACAAACACAAACAATGGACTGGCTATGAAGGTATAAGTGGAAATTACTGGAATCAGATAAATCATGGAGCTAGTGACAGGAAAGGTAGAAGTTACAGTCTAGAGTTTAACATCACCATAGAGTACGCTTGGGAGTTGTTTTTAAAACAAGATAAAAAATGCGCTTTGACAGGAATCCCTATTACGATAAGTATTACAAGTAACAATAAAAGCAGAGCTGGACACACAGCCTCACTAGACAGGATAGACTCAAGAATAGGATACGTAAAAGGCAACGTGCAGTGGGTACACAAAGAAGTAAACATGATGAAAAGGACCATGAACCAAGACAGGTTTATAGAGCTGTGCAGACAAGTAGCTAAACATTTCTCTGATAGCTAAAAAAAAGAAAGAGCACAGGGAAATCCTGTGCTCTTTCTTTTTCACTATTACTTAGTGCGCCGCTAGCTCTCTTCAAAGAACCGCTGCTGCTCTTCCCAACGGGTGGAAAACATAAGATAAAAACTGCCAAACAACACTACTGCGATAAACACCAAATTATCCAACATTGTAACCTCCTGGTTAATCGTAAATTCCTAAGTAATACGCTTCAGACTCAGCCTTGACCTTTGGACCCATAAGCTGGGCCATGAGCAAATCTAACGACATCTGCTCTGGACCGTTGTACTTGTCGAAAGCCTTTTCAATTTCCTCTTTGAAAAGTTCCCGAGCAGCGGTCCACTCTAGTTTATTCCTGTTTACAGCATCTCTTTCTTCTCTGGCCATAGTCCTCATCCTTGATGCCTGACTACCTTGAAACCGACTCCAGCTTTTTCACAAGCGCCTTTGGCTGCGTTTACAACCGAAAGTTTCGCTTCAGGAGTGACCAGCAAAGTCATGGTTTTGTTGGAATTCTTCGCAAACTCCAAAACCAAAACCATGTCCATCACCCTATTGTTAATATCGGTAATATTCTTACCGATTTTGAAAGTGGTAAGAGGATCAAACTCTTCCGCTTTAGACTCTGCTACTGCCCTGACTTGCTCAGTTACTTTAGCCTTTTCGGTCATAGTCCCAAACAAATATGCAGCGAGCACCAAACAAGAAACAGAAACGACCAGCATGAACTTGTGCATCAGATAACCTCCATTAATGTGATTAAAGCCTACCCCAACCAACAAAAGGAATTCCTACCAGTTGAAAACTGCTGTCTCCAACTTTCAACGTAGCTGTTCTAAAGACTATAAAATCAGAAAACTCAGCTTTGATAACTCCAAGGCTATAAGCCGTTTTGACAATTGCCTTGTTGTAGGCAGCTACGTTGGCGTTAGCCGTAATTGAATCTAAACTGGCTTCTGGCAAATTAAGCCTCAGAAGACAAACCATAGCAGCGAACACAACAAAAGAAACAAAACTTTTCATGGCGCATCTCCTAATTGGTTAAACTTACTTGCTCTTTTCCCAAAACCTGTTTACGCCAACAGGAGTAACCGTAAGCGTAAAACGATAGCAGCCCTGTTCAACATCTTGAACAGTTACAGACTTGATGTGATACTTTTTCCAAAACCCACCAAACACACCCAGATCTTTTTCCATACGACAATCAGCCGTTTTGAAAAAAGTGCAATCTGGTTGGCCGTGCCTGTCCATAGCAGGAAAAGCGTACTGAGATACGCTCTTAGGCAACTCGCTCTCATTGAGAACGGTGTAGCCTACGCACTTAATCCTTGCGATATTGATCTCGTACATGGGAATCTCCTAATTGGTTAAAACGATAAAACTACTTACTTTGAAATAAGTAAGTATTGCTCATTTGAGTATGACGGGTTTATTGGCTGAATTAAGCTGTTTGACAAGTAAAAAAGAATCAAACTACAGGTTCGGACCTGTGCTCCTTCACGCAATTCAACGTGGAATTCCAGGAGTCAACCACCGCTTGGTTGATTTGATTGTAATTGTGTTATTGATTTCATTTTATTATGACTGGTTTATTTAAATAATTAAGTTAGCTGTTAATAGATAAAAAAAAGTACATTATTACGTCCATGTAGGACGTAATAATGTACTATGGCAGAACGGGGCGCTAGCCGACAGAAACAGGCGTTTCTGCAAAGTTAATGAGTTCTTTTTCCAAGAACTCTTTGAAGCGCGTGACCATAATCGCGTCTTGGTTTTCAACAAAGCCGCTCAAATAGAGAATAACCCCCATATCGATAAGGTTATTGCGAACTGTACCGAGGTTACCGTTTCGCGCAGATTCCAGCAACCGCTTTCCGTAACGCTCGACAGTCTTTCTTAGGAACTCAGAGTCACTTGAGAACTTGTTTTTTGCCTTGGTTTCCAAAACATCCTGTTCTTCGCTTGTCATGTCCACTCCTGTGTTATCAAAAGAAGGATAGGCGTGACCCGCGAGGTACACGCCTAGTAGAAAAAAAGAACACAAAAACACAAACTTAAACATACTTGTAGGCCTTGCTATCTACCGCCTCAAGCCAATCGCCCATACTTTCTTCAGAAAGTTTTAGCGAGTAAATAAGGCCTTCTTCCTTAGAAGACCATAAAGGAACAATTGTCAAAGTCTTTGGAGCAGACTCGACTATGAGTTTAAAACGTTTTTTAGATAAACGTTTCCAACCCCACAAAGGCATGTACCTTCTAAAAACAGAGGAAGGGTACATTGTTTCAGAGTGTCTTAAAGAAAGACCCTCTTCTAGTGACACGAACAGCTTAGTGCTGAACGACATTTCTCCTTTATGCATGAAAGGAGTAAAAGACATAACCTTGGCCTCTCTTTTATGAGTAGACCTGCCAGCGTTTACTTTCTGAATCATCCTGATTCAAATCTCCCGTTTCCACCTCGTTTTTACCGAAGCGCAGTCTTCCTGGTACTTCGATTTCTCGCTGTGCGTATAGCCCAGCTCAAGTTCAATTGTGGTCTTAGGCTTAGCTGCCGTATGGCGACAGCATGTTGACCTGCAACCAGTCAAACTAACAATCACCAAAAGGCAAGCCATGAGTTTCATTTGACAGACTCCACTACGGCAAAAGCTTTAATCGCGTCAACGATTACTGCTTCTGCAGTTTTCAAATCCTCATTCTTTTGCTCATCGTCAAGTTGAGATGAGCAAGCATCAGTGACCTGTTCGGCCAAAGAGAAGACATTAAAAGGCTGCCCTTTGTTCAGCAGCTCGGTGGCTTTGCGAAAAGCTACTTCTTGAAGAGTCATGCACATGTCACTTACCTCCAAAAACAGTTTTAGCCGCAGAAAGACCGTAGCGAGTTTTCACTCCTACTTTTTTTTC